CATGCACGCGAACGACACACCCAAATCATACGCCACCTGACGCACCGCCATAGCGTGCGCGTACTCGCCGCCAAGGTCCGCGTGCAGCATCATCGGGTGACACTCCACCAATGCGAGCGTGCGCCCCGCCTTCGACCGAACCTCGAACACCCCAGCACCTTCTACGACGGTAGGCTCCAAGTCGGCGGGCAAACGCTCAGCGATCATAGTAGCCGCCAGCCTGCCCTTCGCCTCAGCGGAATCAACGTTTTCGCCGCTGGTCTGAGCGTCGCCGGGCAGCGCTTCTTTCTTCTCATTCTTCACGGTAGCCACAATCAGCCACACCCTCTCTTGCTTCTCTTGCGAGACAAGCGCGCTTTCGTGCGCCGGTCATCGCTGTTAACGTCTCTTGACATGACGAACACTAACACCGCCCTTGCCTGGCGCGCAAAACCTCACAAAACCAGACAACTCAATCAACAAAGAGAGGGGCGGGCGGCACACGAGTCGCCACCCGCCCCATATTGTCCCGTTTCCTCTCACAGTGACGCGAGCGCGCCCAACACGAAACCACGATACTCGCGGTCAGCCGACGACGGCGCGCCCTCACGGTCATCCTCGCCGGACAAGTCGCCAGTGTTCCCGTAGAACACGTGCTCCACGCCCACGCTCATCACCTCGAACGCGTAAGGGTGTGGCGTGTCGTAAATGCGGCCACTATAAGCCCTCGGGAAAGAATCAGCATACCCTTCCGGCGCTCCCTCCCCCACGTAAACGGCAGACAGCGGGGCACAGTCAGCACCCCGTGCGCGGTACCGCAAAAACGCCTGCTCCGCGCCCACCAGGCCGGGAACCGTGCGCTCCATCCGGTGCATCATCTCATGACACACTCTAAGCTCCGTATCTTCCTCGCCTACCCCCGCGACGACTTGTAGGCGCGCACCGACCGACCCGTCACTATACAACATGTCCCGATGCTGATAAAACCCGTACTCGCCAAGCGTCACGCCCATCGCATCCTTCACCAGCGCGACTTTCACCCGATTATTCGCAGGGTCACTAAACGCACGGTTCCAGTCTGTCGGGTACAGGCGAGACACAGCCTGTACGATCTTCTTACCGGCGACACTACTCCTCGGCGCAAACGCCGTTTTCGCGTCAAAACCGCCGCCCACGGGCCGCACCTGGGCGAGCAGGCGCGTGTACGATTCCTGGCGGGCTTTCGACACGTCGGTCATAGCCGCGGCCTCCTCACGCGCCGCTTCCCACCACCGGCCGCGCAAGCGCTCACGCTCAGCTTTCAGCTCCTCCATCTGAGAGAACAGCTCGCTGCGCTTCCCCCACTCCCTGTTGTCGCGCGCCAGGTCGCTTTGCTCACTCAGGTCAGCGATCTTGTCGGACAGTCGCTTGAGTTCCGCGCCGGTAGCCTCTTCTCGCATTTTGGCGTCGGCAAGCTGTTCGCGCGCACGCGCAAGGTCAGCATCCTTGTCCGCCTCAGCGGCCAAAGCGCACCCTACCTCGACAGCTACGGCGGCGCGCACCGCGTCACGTCGCGTCACACCATCCAAACCCCGCAGACTCTCACCCGACAGCATGGCACTCATCATGTCCGGGTATGCGGCTACGAGCGCGTCACCAGCCGCGCCCTCTAGTTCCTCGTCAGTCAGAGAGTTCACCGTGTCGATAACGCTCTTGGCTGCGTCAGCGTCCCACCCTGCGCGCAGCTTCTCGAACGACTCGCGGACAGGCATACCCTCGGGGAACGCTCCCGACGGCGCGTCGCTCACGTTGCGCGCACCAATGGTAGGCGTGTCTCCCAACTCCACGGCCGCTTTCCTGGCCTTGTATTTGGCGCTCCTACGCGCACTCGACTGACACGGGCACAACCGCCCGCCGTCCGCCTTACTCCTACACATGCCGTCGTCACTCCCCTTCCTCTGTCAACGTATCACTGTCGTCTACGATTACACCGTCCGCGAAAACGCCACCCGTAAACATGCCGCCGACAGGCTCCCACCCGTCAGGGATACCAAGCCCAACGCCAGTACCCACGGTTACGCCATCTTCCCGCTCGCGGCTTTCCGCCGTGGGTGGCGTATGGAAAAACGGGTAGACGCGCTCGGGGCAGGCAACAACCCGTAGCCTACCGGGACTGTACGACCAGATGGCGGCAAGCGCCCCCAGCATCGTGCCGTCACATTCCACGAGGCCGCACGGAGCCTCCACGACAGCGCCCCGCTTCACCATACGGCGCACATACGCGCACACTTCCTTGTCACCCTGGAACACGCCGTCACACCACGCGATCTTCTCACCATTCACCCACGCCGCCAACAACGGCCCAGTCGGATTCGTCATACACGGTCACCTCTCCTATTTCCCGCCAATGCTTTTATCGTTATAGTGGTGGCGCAAGCGAATGTTACGCGCCGACACTAACTCACACGACCTGAATAGCTTCGCCGCTCACACATTTTTGCTTCCCTCTTGACGGGCGTGCGCTGTTCGTGATATTGTTTCACTGTGGTTCGCCGCCAGGATACAAACTGGCGGATAACGGCCCACAAAACGCGCGCTCCGTCAGGCCTTACAACTGGCGAAGCGCGCACTACGCCGGTAGCTTAATTGGTAGAGTCGCGGTCTCCAAAACCGTTGGATGCGAGTTCGAGTCCCGCCCGGCGTGCCACACGCGAAGCCCCGCACGGAAACAATGGCGCACACGCGCCCACCGTGCGGGGCTTCAACGTTACTCCCACGCTCGCGTTATGCTACAATGACGTGTAGACAGAAAGAAACACCACGCGCAGCAGCGCATCCACAGGCAAAAAGGAGAAACACAATGACCAACAACACAAACCTCCTCAACGACATGCTGAATAATGACCTGGTTCGCGTCAAAGAGTCCGGCGTGCCTGGCGTCGTCGCGTGCAACTTCACGCGCAAAGCGTTCTACAAGGGCGCGTGGGACGAGCAGACAATCCGCGCTCGCGGCCTGTTCCTCGACAAGAACACGGGTGCTGTCGTGGCGCGCGGCTACGACAAGTTCTTCAACGTCGGACAGGACGGAGGCCCCGCGTCTATCCGAGACCTCGCAGAAGCGGCCGTCGAAGCAGCGCCCACGTCAGATAACCCGCACGTGACACTGCGACACAAGCTCAATGGCTTCCTCGCTATCGTCTCGTGCATTAACGGGAACCTGACGGTCCTGTCCAAGAGTGGCGTCACCGCCTACTCGATGGAGGCTGAGCGCATCCTGCGCGCACAGATCGGCGACGCTGGCTGCGAGCGCCTGCGCCGCGTCCTCGCCGACAACAACATGTCGGCAACCTTTGAGTGCATCAGTAAGCGCGACCCGCACATGGTTCACTACAGCGACGAAAAGATGGTGTTCCTCGACTTCATCATCAACGGCTCAGACTACACGCCCGTACCGTTCGACGCGGCGTTCACGACCATCCGCGCCGTGGACCCGTCCATGCCGGTCGCACGGTCAACCACCTTCACATACGGGTGGAACTGGGAGACCGCCGACGAGCTTGAATACCTTATCCAGCGCAGCGCCCGCAACGCGTCACGCGACCTCATGGAAGGCTACGTCGTCGCCTACGGCGACGGGCGTATGGCAAAGATCAAGAGTGACTGGTACGTGCGTGCTAAGCGCCTGCGCCCGGTCGTGAAGAACGCTATCCTGCGCGGCGACATGGAGCCTATGCGCCGCGAAACCAAGAAAATCACAAAGATGAGGACCATCCTCGCTGACAGTGGTATCCTTGACCGCGAGTGGGCGCAGAGTGCGGGCCTCATCATCCAGGACGTGACCGGCGCTCCCACGCTCGACTACCCGGAGTGGCTGTACTTCGCTGGTCCGCTGTTGAACGCGTGCGGCTACTGGGACGGGCTTATTGTCGGCAACTAACCGTCAAGAACCCGGACGTAAACGCCGCCTGGCGGACTCGCCCCTCGCGTGATACCGTGTGGGGGCGAGTCTGCAACCGCCTACGCGTCAACCGTCGGCAAGGAAATACGCGAGAGAAAGAAAGAGAAACAGTAATGACCGCAACCGCCATCACAGACGGCGACATTCAGGCTTTCGTGCGCGAGTGCCGCAAAACAGGCGAGCGCATGAGGCACGACCCCTCCCACCTTATCGGCGCATTTGAGCAGTCCCACGCGACAAGCCGCGAATGGGGCGACGTAGCGAACATCGCCCACGAGGCAGAGACGTTCCTGAGCCTCGTGGAAGAATACGGCTACCGTGTCTCATACTCGCCTTACGGCCAGTGCATCGACGTAGACACGCTGCAAGAGGACGGCACCATTTGCGAGGGCGACGACGCGGGAATCAGCATCAGCGTCAAACCCGACGCGAGGGAACAAGACCTCCTGAGCGTGCGCGCGGGCGAATCACCCCTGGATATTGTCAGGCGTTTCAGCAACCCGCAAAGGTACACTATCTGCAACATTGGTGACGCGGTGATGTTTGACCGCGTGGTCGCCATGTGGCTCATCTACCAGGCCGACCAGATGCGCCCCGGCCTCCTCGACCAGATCGAACAGATCGACACCGAGAACTAAACCGGCGGCGCTCGCGGAGTTGCGCTAGTAAACGCCGCTCCTGCCGCAGCTATTAAAGTGTGGCGCGCGGCACGCGTCGTTAGAGTTGACAGGCGAACGATAACGCCATATACTAGAAGCACTGGACAAAACACCTCTAGGGGGAGACGCTGGCAACAAGCCGACTCAAACCCTAGAGTCACCCCCCTTGTGGCGAAATGGCATACGCAGCGCACTCAAAATGCGCCGCCCGAACGGGCATGTGAGTTCGAGTCTCACCGAGGGGACAGATAGCGACAGTAACCAAGTCGGCATCGTGGGGACGCGCTTCCTCGCGCCTGGTAGTTCGGGCAAAGACCTTGTACATACGTCAACGGCAGACCAGCGGGCGTTGCCTGATGCGGCCCCGGTTCGACTCCGGGATACAAGGTTAAAAACATTCCCAGATAGTATAATGGCAGTACGGCAGGTTCTGACCCCGCTAATCTAGGTTCGAATCCTAGTCTGGGAGCGCTTTTCGGTGAGTGTCGAAAGATAGTGTAAAGCGTCTCGACCAAGACGCCCTCACCGAACGGTTGGGTCACCCTGGTCAGGTGGCAAGCTGCTTAGTTTAACTGGTCAAGAACGGGGTGTTGGTCGCCAAGGAGCAGGTTCGAGTCCTGTAGCAGCACAAGAAAACAGTCGCGAGACAAGGGGGGACGTTCACATGCCTGTTGCTCTCCTCGTAGCCGTCGCAGCTACTACCGTACTGTTAGCCGTTTGCGCACCCCGCGTGTTCCAGCGCGTGCGCGGCAAGGTAGCGGCCCGTATTCAGTTGCGTGACGGCCTCGCGTGGAGAGGCGACATGCCACCTGGCGCACACGCTAACATGTTGCCGCCGGGCGTGTGGCGCGTCACCGACGCGCCCACATGGGATGAAAATGTGGGCGCGTGGACAATGGGCGGCGTGCCCGTGTCGCGCGGAGGCAAAAACGACCCCGTGACGGTCGTATGGCAGGCCATGATTGTTGTCGATCAGGCGGGCGGCGTCGCCATGTTGGGCGTGCCCGTGAAGCCGGGCGACGCGTCCTACGGTCTAGTGGCCGAGCGGGTAGCGCGTAGCCTCGCAGACAGCGTCGGCATCACCTGGAAGAACCAGTAGCCCACGCGAGCGCACACCCGATAAGTGGCGCGGCAAGCGACAGGTCAAAACGTGCGCGTCGTGTGACGTAACGCACGAACAAGAACGTTGACTCACGCTCGCCCAACATGCTATACTATCCAGGTTGCAGAAAAACGTACAAGAAGAAGATGACGAGGAGAGAAGAAGAATGACGATCATCAAGAACAAGCAGAACGATGTCGCCTTCATCGGCGACTACAAACAGGCAACGCACTTCGAGCGTGCGGCGCGAGGTCTCGGAGTCACCGCCGACGACAAGACGCTCGCCAAGGCCGCACAGAAGTTCGAGAACGGCCGACTCACCCAGGCGGAAGCACAGCGCCTCGGACTGACCATCACCACACGCTAAACGCTGGGCGGGAGTAAGCACCCCAACAGGGGCGCACAAACAAGAAGCGCCCCACGGCAAGCTCACACAAGAGCAAAAGCCGTGGGGCGTTTTCTCATAACCGGTACAGTGGCGCGTGTTCGTTTCACGCCATCAAACAGTGCCGCGAGCGCCACAGCCGCGCCTACGCGTCCACGGTGGGCGGCACGGGGGCGCGCATCCACTCGTCCAACACGACAACCTCACCCACACTCAGGGAGCCGTCACGCCTGCCAGCGAGCGTCGCCTGCACGTCCACGACACGCTGATTACGCGACCCCATGAACGGCAGATTAAGGTCACGCTCGCCCAGAATAAACGGCCCGTCCACTAACACGTCCAACATGGGTAGCAACATGCGCGCGTGCTCACGCTCTAGCAGCTCGTCGAACGTGTACCCGGTCCACGCCCAAATAGTGCGCTCACCATCCCACCCGAAACGGTTTCGCACGAGCGCACACAACGCGGTCGCGTCAGCCGCGTTCAACGGGTGAAACGGGTCACCGCCCAACAGGCTCAAACCAGCGACCTCGGGGCGCTCCAAATATGCGACGATCTCACGCCGCTTGGTGGCCGTCATGTCGTGGCCTATCCTCGGGTTCCACGTTTGCGGCGACCAACACCCCTCACAGCGCAGCTCACACCCACTGTAGTAGATGGCGGCGCGCACACCCGGACCATCCGACGTGTCACCCAACATCACACTCATGTATTTTGCCACAACAACACCCCTCGCGTTCTCTTTTCTCCACCAGTCAACGGGATTATGCCACAAGCGCCGCCTGTTGACAACGGAGAAGAAAATAGCCGCGCCGCCCACCCCATTCTTCACCCGGGGCGAGCGGCGCATAGACAGGGCGCGCGGTCAGTCATCAGACGAAAACACCGTCTTATCGGTGCTCCACGCCACAACCGGGCCGCCAGTGCCCGCACCCTGTTCCAGGTTCACGATACCCGGCATGGACAGGATGGGGCGCTCCTCGCCTCCCAGGTCCGTGTCACGGTTACGGTGACCGTGAACGATCACGCACGCGCCATTATCACTGAGCATCGGGTCAGCATCGAAATACATGCTGCGACCGTAATACGTCGTATCACGGTCCCCGGTGCCGTAGATGAGCTGGTGGGCGTGAACGTTCTGAACGATACCGCCCTCAACAAACATGTCGCCGATAGTGCGGTTCACGCCGCCGTGGCACGCGAACACGGGGGCGCGCCCCTCACGCTCCACCACCACGCCAAGCGCCATGCGGTCCACCGTGCGGGCGCGCAACATCTTCTCATCCCACCCCACAGCCTTGAAAGCCTCAATGGTCTCCCTGGTCTGCGGGAACGAGTTAGCAAGTTCCTTCTCATCCGCGTACAGGCGACGCAGGTTGAAATCGTGGTTGCCCTCGACAAGAATGAGGTCACGGAAGAACCCATGCTTGTCAAATGAGCGGAGGAGGTCTTTTGTCCCAACCGGGTCGGGGCCGCGATCAAACAGGTCACCCAACAGGACAACCGTCGCATTACCCTCCCCGTAACGGTCCAGAATCTTCTGAAACACGGTGTTCAGCCTGTCCGCGTCACTGTGAACGTCACCGACGAACACGACCGGGTGGTCGTCAGTGACGGTCAGGCGCACGATACCGTTGTTCGCGCGCTTGTCGCGCACGATGCGCGCCATCTCACTAGTATTCGTCACAATCGGGGCAGCGCCCGCGTTGTTGTAACGCCACTGCGCGGTCAGGTAGGTGCCGCCGCGACGCTCCACAATGTCCTTGATATTGCCGGTGCCCTCACGCACCGCCTCCCACATGGCCGCAACCGTCGCACGGTCCACATAGGACGGGTGGTAGCGTCGAAGCTCCTGCATGTCCAGCACCGCATCCAGAGGCGCGTCCCCCTGCATATCGATAACCGTCAGCTCGTAGCCGAGCTTCACGCAGTACGCGACCTCGCGGGCAACCTTGTCCCACGTGATACCACACGTGTCAAGGAAGATATCACTTCCCTGGCGGGCGCGCTGACGCACGCACTCGTGCAGGAAGTCCCACACAAGCTTACCGTCGCGGCCGCCGAAGCCACGCGAGCACGCGCCCGAACCGTCGCCAGCCATGACGGTGGCGGCAAGCATCTGACGAACAGCGTCAGACGAAACGATCAGGTTTTCCTGGTCTGCGCCAACCGCGCGCAGGAAGCGGCTCTTACCCGTACCCGGAGCGCCGCGCATAACAAACAAATTCCTCATGTGATTTATTGTAGCATGAGCGTGTGGCGGGGCGCAAACGAGAGTGGGGATTTGGGGTGCGGCTGCGCCCGCGTGCGGTGGCGCTGTTCGACCGCTTTTGGCACACAGACAGTTGACAGGTCACGCAACTGTCAAGCATATTCTCCACGTGTACCCGCCCGTGAGAGCATGATACGTTTTCGTTGAAATAACAACACTCCGCGAAATCGCTTGTCATCGGTGGAGTGGGTGACTGTCAAACAAGAAACGCGAGCAACAAGCAACAAAACACCCATCGGCACACCGCGGGTTACAGCTTCACTGCGCGTCCTCAAACGTTTTCACAACACGCACATTCCCATCCGCCGTGCGCTCGCGACGCTCACCCACCATACGCAACCGCATGTTACGCGGCAACAAGCACTCGTCCTCATCAGCGTGAGTAGACACGGCACTCATGTGCAAGCCTCGTGGAGTACGAATCTCCATCACCGTCAACTCGCCACCATCACTGTCACTGAAATCGTCAGCAACAGCAAGACTTGTGGACGTAGACAAATACTCGGGGAACTCCACCACGTCACCCATGGACGCGGCCGCAACCTTCCCCCCCGTCGAATGAACGCCACTGTAGTTCACGCGCGCCTGCACACCACGATACAAGGGGCGGTCAGCGTCCGCGCGCTCCGGCGCACTACTGAAAGCCTCGTCCATGAGCGCAATTAACCTGCCCGCTTTCTGGACGGTCAACCCGCCTGCGTCAATTTCTTCACGCAAACTCGCCGGCTCACCGCTATCGTAGTCGCCGAAAAGACCACTGTCATCGAAGTTGCCGAAGTCCGGGTCGCCGAAAACATCGTCGTCGTTGAAGCCACCAAAATCGGGATCACCAGCCAGGTCAGCCATCATGCCCCCAAACGCGCCATCGTTTTCATCAAACAAGACACCACCGTCAGGCTGTTTCAGGTACTTGTTCACATCCAGTGCGGCGCTCGACGAATACGCCTCCAACGCGTCCCTCATAGGGGCTGTGAGGGCGCGCATCTGACGGGCAGACAACTCGCGGGCGGCAGGATACTCGCGCGTGCGCTCGAACCCGCCGACGGCGCGGACAGTGAACCCGCCACGCGACGCAGCATCACGCTCAGCAAGGAACGCCTCGCCCTCCGCCAACGAACCAAAATGCGGGGTCGGCGCACCATCCGCACCCATGAGCTTACACGTACCAGCTTTCGCGCTACACCGAACCACGCGACCAGCAGCCTTACCACGAACGCCAACATGAAAACCAGTCACAACCAAACACCGCCCCTCAACGAACACGACCACAAGCGCCACACGCAGCCCACAAGAGGGCACGAACCGAACGCGCAAGAAACCCAACGCCACACCAATAGCCGCGCCACGCAAGCAACAGCAAAAGCCGCGCCACCCCAACCCACACAAGAGGGCACAGAGGCAGCGCAGCGGCAGGCAACACCGATTTACACGGCAGCAAAGCGGCTACATAAACACGCCAACCCCCACAACCAGAACAGCCGACACAAGGGCGCACACGCCACCACACGCGACAGACGCGCGCACAGAATCAGCGCGCCCCTCCGCCACACCCGGAACCGCCATCATCCTACGCCACGCGTAACACGTGAACGCGGACATCACGAACACGCCAACAGCCGCCCACAAGGCACCAACCAGCGCCCACTCGGGAACCATGCCCAACATAACGGGAGACATCACCATCACGCACCACTCACTTTCTTCCCAAAACAAACGTTCTACCAGTCGCAGCCAAAAGACGCCCATTCTTGATAATCTTTATCCTCGCACGCGTCGCATCTATCGCCGTCAACATCCACAGGAGCGCCACAGTCATAGCAGACAGTAGATGACAATATGCGCGCCGTCCACCCGTTATCGAACACGAGGTCAGGGTCGCCGTCATCGGGACGTTGATACCATACGTCACCGTCCACGAAAAACACGCGCGACGCGCTCTTGGGGACACACACCCTCTCACCAGTCGCCTCATTCACGAGAGACACGCCGCGCCCGTCAACAATCGTGGATAGTGGCACGCCATCGGGGTTGTAGACCTCAACGTTTCGCCCATTCAGCGACAACACCATGTCAGGACGGGCAAACTGGTTCCTCGTAGGCGCAGAATCAACCAACGCCACCGACTTACCGGAACCCGCGCTACCAGCCACGAGAAGATTCAACCCATCAGATAAAACACTACCGCGATTACCCTCACCAGACTGCGAGGCCGTATTACCGTCGCCAAAAAGCACGTCCTTCACACGAGAACGAACATCAGCCGACACGCGCAACACAAGCCTCAACTCAGCCCAATCACACACGTCGCCTCGCAGAAACCATCAGCGAACCCCTCAGCAAACAACTCGCTCACGAAATCGGAGCGAACCGCCTCACCCTCACGATCACCGCAGGGAGTTGACACGAGCGCAATACCGAGCAGGAGAGCAACAGCGCGCCCCTTCACCTCGGGGTCAAGGGCTGCATAGACAAAAATGTCAAACGGGCGAGAGTTACGACCTTAAACAAGCACGCCATCTCGCGTGAGACCGCTATCCCCTAAATGTGCCCTACCAAGCGGATGTCGCCCACACGACCATGCGTGAACGTTAATGCTACGCGCCAACTTTTGAGGCCAGGAACGCGGGTCACGTTCGCGAGCCGCCTTCCCGACGCGAGCACCGCACTGGTACGGGTTGCGGTTCAGTTGCTCGCGTGTTAAATCGCCAGTAAGCTCATGGAAATCACCCACAGGTGATGCTCCCCTTCCCGCTGCGTGGAGTATCTACAGTCGATGCGGGTTGCTCGTTTGCGCACCCGCTTTTCGCATCCCCGCCAGGACTCGAACCTGGATTAGTAGAGCCAAAATCTACCGTCTTGCCAAAATTAGACGACGGGGATAAAAAGCGGCACTACGCCGCCTTAGAGACCCCGGCCGGACTCGAACCGGCGTGCGCGGATTTGCAGTCCGCTCCCTCAACCACTCGGGCACAGCGCCACATACATGCAACAATAGCATGGGGAAACGTCGCTGTCAACACCACGCGCACCGCATACCTTGCAGACGTGCTGGCGGCCGAATCGCCCCGGAAACAATGGCAGGAATCGAACAGGCATACACGGAGTTGCAGTCTATGTGACCAGTTGAGCGTTTCGTTGATATTGGCTATATAGCTGGTATAGAGTGTATTTTGGGAGGGCGCGTTGGCTAAAAACCAGACGTACAAGGCTTTTGTCGCGCTCCCCTCTCACGTCCTAGACCTGAACGGCGAGTTACTAGATAGTGCGTCTGTTTTGGCTGGACTTGCGTCTGAGGTGCGTGACATCTCGGCTTACGCCACCTACGTGGTTCGCAACGATGAGGCTTTGGGTGGCGAGCTGGCGCTGGTTACTGTTACCCAACCTGCTGATGCGGGACGCAGGGCTGGCGTTAATATGCCTGACTTTCTGGCAGTGGGAAAGAGCGGTAGGTCGCGTAAAGAGCGGTTGATGCAGTACAACGTTGTCGCATCTTACCGCTCCCATCAGGAGCGAGTTAAAGCCGCGAACGGGGAAAGTTCCAAGTACGTTTCGCAGGGCTGGAAGCGTACCGTAGATGCTTCCCCGCCCTCGTATGGCGAGGACTATGTGAACCTCGGCGCTGTGGACTGTAGCTATGCTCGGATTGAGAATGACCCGTTTGCCGATGGCGAGATTGTGCTCAGGATGGTTATTCAAGGCACGTGGCACCGTCTGATCTTCGACTTCGACAACGAGAGGTTCACTGAGGGTAAAGTCACCCTACCGACCATCAAGGTTCAAGACGGCCAGCCTGTGTTCATTTTTACGGTTGTGACGGATAATCCGGTTGTCCAGTTTTCGGGCGACTATGTTATCGGCGTGGACATGGGAATCAACGCTTACGCTACCGTCGTAGTGCGCAGTGTGAGACGGGTCGTGTAGTGCATGAGACGACGCTCTCTCAGCGGGTTCATTCACTGTGGAACAGTGTGCGAGCGTCAGAGCGGCAAGTCAGGTATTTGCGAAAGAAATCTGCGGCGATGCTCGGCGACCGTCAGGGGCGCATGTCCGTGTTAGATGAGGCTCAGCTTCATCGCGAGGCGGCATCCCGTAAAAAGAGGGAGCTGGCGATTCTTGCTGCGCAAGAGATAGCCTTTTTGTCGCACGCGTGGGGAAACGCCGTCGTCGCGGTAGAGGACCTAAGCTGGATTGTGAACACCATGCAGAACGGGCGTTGGAATCGTGGGGCGCTCGTCCAGTGGCTCACCCACTACGTGTCACAGAACGGCGGGTGGGTCGTCGCCGTGAACCCCGCGTACACGTCGCAACGGTGCTATAAATGCGGCTCCAAGGTTACGCATCCCACGCACAAGCTGTCCACCTGCCCTGAGCACGGGGTAATGGACCGGGATGTGAACGCTGCGACAAACATCGCCGCTAGAGCCGTCCCGCGCGTCACCAAAGCGCGGGTAACACGGGCGAAAAACCGCAAACTCCGGCCACAACTGCCGCTCAAAACGCCCGTGGCTAGAAAATCCTTAAAGTATCCAGGTCGGGACAGGACGAAGAGCGCGCCTACGCCGAAAAGGAAGAACCACCGTCTAGTGTCTAGGGAGGTGATTCTTCCTTTATGCCCCGCTAGGGCACAAACACGGTGTTTGGAGGCCGGGGTACTAGCGGACGGAGGCACGCACCGTGTCGCCGGGACCAGTCAGGCGGCACTTAAACAAGGAAACACGGCCTACAAAAGTAGGTTACGTTACCTTGCTTGATACTCCTCCTCTCTGTTATGGAGTACGACGAGGAAAACTATCTCACGCTCAACGTGTACGGCGAAAAAGACGACATCGAAGAGTTTAAGCGGCGACTATCGCACGAGTGCTACGTCCGAAGGCTCGCATACAGGCTCACGAAAGCGCCTAAAGACGAGTGGAGCGACCCGCGCCAAGAGTACATTGTCGGCTACTTCAACGGCATGGCCGCCAACGAGCCAAACACGCCCGACATCACGGACATGGGAAGCGTCGGCATGTACGACGGTTACATGGACATCAACGACCCAGAAAACCGCGACTACGGGCGCTGACGATCAACCGCCACACAATCAATGGCCTTAAAAACGGTATTGCTTTTAGTTGCGAGCGACAACACTGCACACGGATAGCTGTCATTCTTTCTGCGCTGGTGCCACCGCAACAGTCGCCCCAGCAATGTGGAGGAATCGGGGAAGCGTGACACACCACCGCAATCTTATCTACACGTGTGGACAGGGTTGCGGTGTTTGTGCTGTAATAAAACACGTCAACAAGAGAACAACATCAACACGGAAAGAGGAAACCAACCATGATGAAGAAGCAGCCCACCGCCACCCAGCAGAAGCTCATTGACAGCGGAGCCGCCGCCCGCACTCTCACCATCCGCTACGAGACATCCCGCTACGGCTCAGCGGCGCGCCGTGAGACCGTCAAGGCCACCATGCCCGACCTCGGCGACGGACACGCGGTTTTCCAGGCAGGGCGCGACACCTATATGATCGCCAACAACGCGATCTACCGTGCGCAGACCCACAATCTTAACGAGTCGCACTGGGGCCGCCAGCCCGGCGAGCTGCACGAAACGTTCTACATGGGAACCTATCAGGGTAAGGCTGATGCGGTCAGCGAAGCATACGACAACACGTACAGCGACTCCGTTGTTGTTAACGGTCGTGTTGCTCTTCCCGTCAACAAGGTACTGTACGCTCACCTGCTGGACGGCCGCATGTATGTGGTTGACGGCCTTGACACGGTTGGCGACTACAGCGGCAGCGAGTACGTGCGCGTGAACAGCCAGAAGATCGGCTCGTGGCGCGTCCCCCTCATCCACGCGGCCAAGCTCCGTGACGCGTACCGTCAGCGCATGAACGGCTACGGTGCCGATGGCGATCTGTACGACGACGAAACGGCCAACATTCCGTTTACTGATGAAGCCGTGGCGGCGGCGCTCGCAGCAAACGCGGAAAGCGCACAGTGGGGCATTGACACTGGCGTGTACGTGCCCACCACGGAGGAGATGGACGCGGCGGACGCTCTGGGCGGAGCGTTCAGGGGCGTTGAGGACGGCTACGGTAAGGTGAACTCGATTGCCACGGCGCGCCGCATCGCCGAAGCTCTCGCAACCTACGATGCCGCGCGAAAGAACGTGACCATTCTCTGACGCGAAACACGCTGTAAGCCCGCCCGCCGTGAACGCGAAGAACACGGCGGGCGGGCTTACGTGTATTGCGGGGCTAGTCTACACTCGCCTACCCCTGTTATCCCGCTGAACCTCCGAAAGATTCAACGCACGTGGCGGATGGGCCGTCAACGGGTCCGCACCACATGGCGCCGCGCCTCTCCCCCGCCCTGTCACTCCTACTAGCTGCGTTCACCATGCGCATATCGCCCCTACCCTTGCACTCCTCGGCAATCGACACGGCGAGCAGCTGCCTCACGCCTTCGTCTGTCTCCTCCATCGTGAAAGCGCCGGACTGGACGAAACGAGCGGTGTCCATGAGGGCACGCGCCTGCACTTTCACACCCTCGCAGCCGATCAGACACAGCGCGTCATGGACGGACGCGACGCGGTTGGAAGCGACAATGTAGCGCCATCCGTTAGGCGCGTCACCGTCCTTAATGGATACGGTGGACGCGACTTTGAGGCGCGACAAGAACGCGAGGATCGACTCGCGCAACTCATTATCGCCATCTACGAGCGCGGCCACATGCGACATGGGGTTTTCTTCACCAAGAATGAGAGCACGGCGTAGCAGGTAATCAGACCTGCCCTCTAGCAGTGTCAGCCGCGTCACGACACTGAGGTCAACGAGATCGTATGCGTGGATGGCCTGCAACACAGCGTTCACGTCGCTGGCGGTTTTTGCGTGCTTAAAATAGTCACCCAACACGACCAGTTGCCGGGCACGTCCCGCACGCAACATCAGCTCGCACGCCTTATCAACATTGCGGCTGAACTTCTCATAGTCGTTACCGACGGTCATGTACGTGACTTTGCCATCCTTGTTGTGGATGGCCTTGTCCACGCACCGCGAGCTGAAAAGGCTAGTCTTAATTGCGTCCGACACGCCAGCGATGGCCTCCGCCGTCTCAGCGTCTAACGCATAGTCGTAATCGTAGTAGCGGTGAACGACACGCCCGCCACTACGGTACTTGGCGAGGATCGCATCTACACCCTTACGCACCTGCGCGGCGCGTCGCTTCACCTCAAAAACGTAGGCACCATACCTGTCTTGCGGAGCTTTCCGGTGAGAGCCGAAAGCAATGTCGCCATACCCTACCAGATCATGCAAGGTCACCATGTACCCGCACGCGACCGCCACGCGCACAATCGCGTCAATGGTTTCGCGGCATTTCTTGTCCACTTCGTCGGGGACATGCGCGCCAATGGCCGGGTACTCAACGGCAATGTCACCGCCATTCGCGGCGCGCACCCGCACCGCCGAGAGCATGTAATCGAGGGCCGCACCAATCTCGCCCTCGTCATAGTCGTGGATAACGTACCCGACGCCAGACCATCCCACTGAATCGTAGAACGTCCCACGCATCCGATCAATAACAGCATCAACGCCAAGAAACCCGCCCCCAATTGGCGTTTCCTTGACCGCGTACTTCGCCATCTTCGGCGACGGTGTACAAATAATGTGCAGATTACGCATAGCGCACCCACCCTCTCATATTCAAGCAGCCCAAAGCTCCCTTGTGGCCGCGCCTGTTGCCTGAGTGTCCGCGACTGTCGCGGCAGGCAACAACCAATATACGATGGGTGAGCCGGATGCGACAAACGCTCACAGACGCCAGCAACCACGGACGCATACAAGCCGAACGCTGGAAACGCGTTTTAACAGCCTCAAACGTACTCGGCGGCATCAATGCGTGCACAAGCGACGAAAGCACGCCAGAGGCGCGCACAGACGCCCTGGTGGGCATCGTAACGGTTAAGCGTGCGGGTGCTAAACACTGCTGGCGGTGTCAGTCTCGCCCCGTTAGCGGCCTAGCCGCTCCCTCAGCTTGCGCGCATCGCTCTTTGTCCACTCCGACGACGCGCCACCCGCGTACTCAGGCTCATCCGCGCATTCCGTCCACCACTCGCGCGGCTCACACAGGAACACAAGAACCTCCTCATCGGTCACCGCGCCGCAAATCACCCCATCCAGGATGTGATGAGGGACATCATGCGCATCAGAAAAGCCTTCCGGGCGGTCAAGGATGAGCTTCCGCGCAATCTCGTTCGCATAACGCGGGTTGCACGCGCCAAGTTCCGGCAAACCACTGCCGTCGCCACCGAAACACCCATCCAGTTCACAGAATAGGTCATGCGGAATCGCGGGGTTGTCGCACAGATTAGTGATAATTTCATTTACGTAGGACCAGCTACGGTTGGCATTGCCGCAGCACACATCGGCAATGTCGCGCAGAACGTCGGCGGGAATACACTCCATCTCTGCGAACCCACGCCATGCGTAATGAAACCGCGCCCACCAGTCGCAGGTACCACGGGCGCGCACATGCCAGTAGGATCGCCGCGTCAACCCCGCCATCGAACCGCCGCCCTCAACCATTACGGATACGCCCCACAGAAACTCTGCGACCTCCATGTCAACGCCGTCAATATCACGCGCCATTCCCTGCAATATGTCGCGGAGCTTTTCGCGTTCACGCTCGTCCACTGTCATTCTTCCGCCTCCGCTCAACTCTAGTCACCGTGAAGCACGCAACGTTCAGCGCACGCGCCACTAGAACCAGTATAACACGAGAAAGCGCGAGGGGCGCACCCCACCCAGCAGCCAACGGCCACGACAAGCAGGATGCGCCCCAACGCGCCAACAAGCACCTACCAGATGTTAGACGCGGCCCAGCCACCTACCGGACCCATCAAACACGTGAACGACATCATCGACGAGCGCTCGGCCCGTCACCATCACACCATGCTCATCCATGTAATACCAGGAGCCGCCCACCTCCTGCCAGCCGGTCGCCATGCGGCCCTTCGCGTCCAGGTAATACCAGGAGCCATCGTCCTGGAGCCAGCCGGTGCGCATGACACCCGACTCACCCAGGTAGAACCAGCCGGACCCATCATTGATCCAACCCGTGCGCATCGCGCTCGTGTTCGGGTCAAAAAAGTACCAGGAGCCGCCCGATTGCAGCCAACCTGTCGTGGCCAGGCCGCCAGCGTTCATGTAATACCAGGAGCCGTCAACCTTATGCCAGCCGCCACCAAGCACTTTGCCGCCGTCCTGCACGCGGTAGCGGCCAGCTTTATACGTGACCCACTGGGCGGACGTGGCCATACGGCCGTCGCCGCCAACCCAGTACATGCCGGGCAGATCACCCACAAGCGTGTTCGTGGCCGCGTGAGGCTCCCCGCCGAACCAGTACCAGGAGCCGCCCGCCCCCTGCACCCAACCCGCTCCACTGGGAGAGGGCTTGCCGCCGCTCATATGCCAGGCGGCAGGACCGCCGCCCGGCGTCTCTCCCGGATAGGTGACGAAACCGCTCACGTCACCGTACGCGGCGCGGCTAATAGACCCGGCGGAGAACGCGCCCTCCAACTCACCGTACCCCGCATGGCGCATGTCATTCGCGGTGAGCATGTCGTAGCGTGAGGTAACGCCGCCCCATGACAGCCACGCGGGCATCGCCTCGTCGGAGTCTTGCTGGAAGAGGAGCTGCGCGCCCGTCTCCTCAGCGACGCCAGTGGGGCCGCCCGCCTCGCGCCCACGGTTCGGAGCGCTCACCCACGTGACCTGACCCACCTGCGCAGACAAGCCACTATCGTTGTCGGTGACGCCGATACCGTCAGAGGCTTGCATGTCGCCCGTCAGGAGAACACTAGCCCCGTGGGACTCGGCTTTCACCATGTATCCGGCTCCCCCGGTCGTCTCCGGCGTCGCGTCATCGGACTTGTAGAGCGTGAACCGAATGTCGCCGACAGTAAACTGTGCGCCGCCATCAGCACCCCACACGGTTTTCGCCCCGTAGGAGCGGTTTGCTGCCAGCGCAGCGTCCGTGAGGCGACGGTACGCGGCGTCGGATCCCGCCGTCGGGTTACTGACACGGGATTCGTCGTAGCCGGGCGCCCACACGCTACCGGGCTTGAACGCGCCGATAATATCCGGGGCTGCCGCGATGACGTCGGGGTTAGCGCTCGGAGCGACGTACGCGGCGAGCTTGGTGACGCCCCTGCTGGTGAGATACTGGTAGGCGGCTTGGTCGCCGCCGACGAGTACCCACTGGCCGTTCGTCTCGAACACGACGCTGGTGCCGGTTGTGAGCAGGTGAACCTTATCATCGCCTCCTGCTGCGGCTGCCTGCGCTGGCGCTGCGGTGAGCATCGCTGCCGTGATGGCGGCGAGCGCGCCCGCCGCGATTGTCGTTGTTGTTTTCTTCACCATCATGTACTGTGTGCCTCCCATTCGTTTTTGTTTCTTCTGCTGGCTGGCTGTTTTGGTCGGTTTGATAGCGCGCGTTCCTCTTCCACGCGGCCTGGGCGCGTTTGTGGCGTTAGCTGATGAGCGCGCCGTCACCGCCGAACGCCCACTGCAAGCCGCCGTAGGTGACTGTCCCGGTGAGCATGGACCCGCCAGGACCCGCGAGCAGGTACCAGTTGTCCGCGTCCCTCACCCAGCCGGTGCGCATCACACCGTCCGCCCCCAGATAGTACCACTTTCCAGCGTCGCTCACCCAACCGACGCGCATAGCGTTCGTGTTCGTGTCCAGGTAGTACCAGGAGCCGCCGTCAAGCGCCCACCCGGACGCGGCGCGACCAGTCCCAGATAGCAGGTACCAGCTCCCAGCGTCCCTCAGCCAGCCGGTGCGCATCGCGCCGGACTCGCCCAAGTAGAACCAGCCTGACCCGTCGTTGATCCAACCGGTGCGCATTTTTGCGCTCACCGGGTCCAGGTAGTACCAGGAGCCTGCGGGGGTTTGCACCCACCCCGTGTAGGCGCGGCCGCTGCCAGCCATGAGGTACCAGTCGCCGTTAATGCGGTGCCAGCCCGCGCCGAGCATGGTTCCGTCGCCGCTCACCCAGTACCAGCCTTTCCCGTCGTTGACCCACGTGTTCGCTGTCATGTAGGAGTCACCGCCCATCCAATACCAGGAGCCACCAGAGTACACCCACTGGTTTTGAGCCGCGTACGGCTTGCCGTCAAAATAATGCCACCCGCCGTAGTGGCCTTCCCACCAGCCGCGCGTCGCCCACGGCCTACCGTCATGAATCCACCAGGTGCGCTCCGGTGCCGCTCCGCCGAACACGTGACCCATACTAACGTTGTAGTAGGGGCGCGTAATACCCTGCGGCGTGAACGTTCCAACAAGCGCGTCGTATCCGGCTTTCCTCATGCTGGCGGCCTCGAACCACTCGTAGCTGCCGCGCGTCACCCCGGCAACAGCGCCGTCGTGGGTTTGGAACTCGTATCCGGTTTGCATGATTAGTTTCGGAGACAATCGCTCCACGAACCCGTTGTTGCTAGACGACGGGAGACCGTGGTGCGGGGACTTCAACCAGTCCACATGCCCGACAATCGGGGCGACGTAGGCTTCTTGGCCGTTCGTTGTCTCCAAATCGGCGGACAGGTATGCGCTGTGCCCGTGCGCGGTCACTTTCGCCGTGTACGCGATAAGGTTAGCGTCGTACACGCCCGCACGCTTATAGTTCTCATTTGGGTCGGTGGGAATGATCTGGATGCGCATGTCACCCATCTGGATAGTGTCATTGTATCCGGGGGTGACGTGCTGGTCGAGGACCGCCCCGTACGCGGCCCCCGCCCACGCGGCGGCCCGCATCGTGTCATCGTACACTTTCTGGTTATCCCACAATCGCGTGCGGTCGAGAATGTAACTGTCGGAATACTGTGGCGTGTAAATGCGCTTCGGATGGTACTTGTAAATGATCGTGTCAGCGTTGCCGATGTGGTCGGAGTGGGCGTGCGTACCAATGTAGAAGTCCAGGTTATTGCTGTTGACTCCCAGTTTTTGTAGGTACGCGTCCACGTCACGCGTGTACCCCCACGTGGCGATGCCCGCACGCCACGGGTATCGCGGGTCACTCCCGTCCGCGTAATCGTCGTCCTCGCCACTGTCCACGATGCCGAAATGGCCGTTGGATTCCAACACGATAGCGTCAGTGTCAGGCAACGCCATGATATGAACCTTGTCATTACCGACAGTCCCGTCCGCTTGCCCGAACGTCACAGAGGCGGGGTTACTGTTTTGTCCCGTGGACGGGTTGCCGCCCGCTGTTTCGGCGTGGGCCGCGTGGGCCGTGAGAGGCGCGGCAAGTGCGAGGGCGATAGCGACGGCGGCGGAAGCGCTCGCACCGCCCACCGTTTTCTGCAACTTGTGAAATACTGTCAACTGGGTCTCCTCCGCGCGCGGCGCGGCCCGGGCAGCCAGACGCCCGCGAGAGGCGCTGAGCGGTGGCGTGCGCGCATCGCAATTCCTACAATGAAAAAGCCAACCGGACGCCAGGGACCGCCACGCCGCAAGCCGCGAAACGGGGCGCGGTAGGAGCAGCAGCCGGTGGAGTTGGCCGCCACCAAAATAGAGCGTCACGAGACCAGGAAAACCCCGCAATAACAGCGGAAACAAGAGGGGCGGGTGGAACGTGCACTTCGCCCCACCCGCCTCTTATCCGCTATCCGGCTCTCATAGTAGCGCCGCTTAGAACGACCGCACCTCACCCTTCGCCGCACGCCACGCCAGATTGAACATCGTCAACTGAGGCAACGCCTCCGGCGAATGGTTAATCTTGCACTTCCGCTTCCACTCCACGCGCCCGTCATTGTGAACCCATACGAGGCCGGAACGCTGGTCCGCGCCAACCGGCGGACGGTCAATCAACCCGGCCGGAACCGCGTACACGAAACGGTGCGCGACCATCATCCACGGCCTGATTTTCGCCCACGACTCACGCTGAGCATCCGCCACATCCACCTTCACTTCGATAGCAGTACGCATACCGTCCGGCGAGAACATGAGCGCGTCAATGCGGCGTTTCAGCGGCCCATGCTTCTCGCCCTTCTCTAGCTCACGGTACAGTTCACGCGTGTCCGTGATCGTCAGCTCGCGCACGAGCGCCGACTCTTTCCATGCTTTCTCTAAAGCGTCCAGCACGTCGCCTGCGCTCATGCGTGAGACGTTACTTGTCGGTGCTGTCACCTGCATACTCTCCTTGTCCGCGCCAGCGGCGGCGTTCACCACCGCTCTCCCCCAACCCAAAACGGCTTGCGCGCAGACCGCGCACGCGCGCCGTCTCCCGCTCGCCGGTCCAATTCAGCCTGCGCGACGCTACCACGCTTGCGGGCGACCTCCACGGCCTCACGGTCTTGCTCGCCGGTAGTGAAGCGAACGCACGCGCCAAACACCATATTGTCGCTTGATGTGCCGGGGTCCACGACAGCGCCGTACGCCAGCAGGTCAGATACCGCCAGCATAGTGTGACCAGCGCCCCTGCCAGCTTCCATTGACACGGGAGTAAACGCCAACGCGGGCGACACCTGATCGTGCATCAACCTGTTCAGGCTCTCCCTGTTTTCGTAGCTCCGCGCGGCAAGCTCAAGCGCCCTGAGCGCGACCAGCGCGCTTGTCGCCCATTCCGACAAAGGAACGAGCGCGCTCTCGCTGTTCACGTAGGAGAGGACAATATTATTCAGTTCATCGCGCGGAATAACACCGCTTGTCATATTTGCTACCATAACACGCATTGTATCACACGACAGTAGGGGTGGCGTAACGGGCGCGTGGCAGGATTTTCGCGGCGAAAACGAAGCTATTGGATAAACAGGGAAAGCGGCGGCAAAGAGAAGCGCTAGAGCCAGTTGCGTGGCCAAACCCATGCGCTGACGGGCACGCCAACAACAAGAAGAGGTGGAACAATGAGAGCACCGAAAGCGTCAATCTACCATATCGCGCAGTCCGGCAAAAACAAAGGGATGCCAGCCGTGTGCAGGGCCGCCCCGGCAAGTGCCCACTCACCACCAGCGACGGGCGGCCAGTGCCCCACTACCGAACGCGCGAAGAGGCCGCCGAGCACGCAGCCGCCGGCTTCCCAGCGTTCACGAAAGAACAACAGCAGTGGGCGCTCGAAGAAAACGCGCTGAAACACCCCATCCTAGACGGGGAGACCGTCGGCGGGTGGGCGACCACGCTACCAGAACAAACCCTCCACGCGTGGCTAGAGCAGCAGACCAAAGACGGTGCGCCCGCATCCAACCCGACGGCGGACGACATTCTCGCCTACGCGCCCGAAGGCTCCTACGCACGCCACTGCGCACTCATCGAGAAAGCAGCACAAGACGGGCTGAACGGTCGCCTCGGATTGGAGGGAGAATACGCTGACAATAGGCACCAGCTTCTCGCCTACCGTGACGGACTCGCGCGAGCCGGACACGAGAAAGCAGCGCAAGCGATACCAGCGCCCGGAGAATGGACGCGCCCCGCAAACCCCGACAAAGGGGAAGAGGACGGGACGCGCGGAACCATCGTCGGCAACAGTGCCGGGAAAACAATCATTAAGACATCATGGGGCGTCCAGCCGGGAATGATGCTACCCACCGAACATGAGGCGTACCGCGTGGACGCCGACAATGGGGACGGCACCTACACGTGTACCCCCTACTGGGCGGCGCCCCAGCCCGCACACCATCGCCCGGACGGGACGCTCACACAAGCGGGCGAGGCTAGCGTGAAGCGCCGCATGAGCGCGCCAACAATGACGCGCCCCGACCACATCACCCTACCCAATGGGGGAGAGAGCGTTCAGGCTGGGCAGCGTATCCGCGTCAAACACGGGAGGACGGGGCGGATCAGCGTCGTAGAAGTCGTAGCGGCGTCGGGCGGCGGACCGGATGTGACGGCCTCGTACGCGGACGCAGCAACGTATAAGGTAAAAACGTTGCGCAACACGCTCACCGGCGGGAAATGGAGGAGGAAGAGCGGCGGCCAGTACCTCCCGCACCACCCGGACGCCCGCGCCGGAGACATCATTAAGATCAAGAGACGAGACGGAGCAGTGTCAACGATTCTCCTCGGCGGCGAGAAAAACCGCGATGGCACGTGGAGCGACTACACGGACGTGACTCCCGCGTGGAAGAAAACGACCAACCCCATCACCTGGCAGGACGAGTGGAGAGTGAAAGCTCCGGCACATAGGAGCGGCGACATCATCACCGTGTTCAATAAGAGTGGACGAGCACAGAACGTTATCCTCACAGGGTACGATGAGGAGAACGGGACTTTCGGAACAGCGCGCCCCACCGTTGAGGACTACGACTCTCACTTGTGCGACGTGGAAACCTCCCCCGGGTACGGCCGCTGACGGGAGCGGAATGCGCGCGGTTATACGACCGCAACGCGGACGGTAAGAAAACAGCCCCGCCACCTCTCGCTTTTGGTGGCGGGGCTGTTTCACACATCCAACGGGTACCTCACTCGAACTTAGCGAGGTACTTGTTGGAAACGACCTTGAAGTTCTCTCGCGACGACATCCAGCGCGGCAGCGGCGTGTTATCGCCCTCGTCGCGCACCATGTGGTACACGATACCCTCATTCAGCCCAGAGCCGATGTGACCCTTGAGGGTGTTGACGGCTTCGATGAGCGCTTCCGGCGACTCGAAACGAGAGGGCTGCCACTCGTCACCGAGGACGGGCACGCCCATGTTTTCGAGGAAAGCGGGCCACTCGCTGCGCTGTAGCTTCACGCCATTCAGCCACACGGAGAACACGAGAACACGACGGCCCTTAATGTTCAGGCGGTTCTTCTGGATACCCTCGCCGACCAGTTCTCCCTGAACGGTGTAGCCGGGGTGAGCTTCCAGCCACGCCCACAGGCCATTCCGTTTGGCCGCGACCGCGCGCTCGTTATCTTCCCCAACCTCTAGGTTGCGGCTAAAAACTCTCATTTCGCCCGCGTCGTTGGCGACCGTCATGGACGTGCCATCAACCTTTAGCGTGGGCATCCACGTGAGCGACTGAATCTCGTCCCAGTAACGGGTGAGGTTCTGTAGACGCTCCGCGTCGGTCTTGGGAGCGAGCGAGTCATCCCACTTGCCGCGCGCCCCGTTTCCGCCATTCGTGTCGGGCTGCGCCTTGGGGGCGGGCGCGTACTTGACGACACCCAGCATGTTGGACACGTCCACGCCATCCGCGAAAGCGAGTGCGTTCATTTCCTCCGTCGTGAACACGTCTGCGACAGGGAGCAGGAAGCCCTGAGAGTACACGCCACGGATGCGCTTCGTGCGCAGGCGGTGGCCGCGAACCTTGAACACGGCCTCCGTATCCTCATCCATGAGCGTGAAGTCCTGGCACTTAATGTCCATGAGCGGCTGAAAAGCGGGACGCTCCACGGCAGTCTTTTCAGGCACAACCGCGTCCACCTCTAGGTAGACGAACAGCGCGTCTTTGTCATCCGTCTGTGCGCCCTTTGGGGTGATGACTGTCCACCCGCCAACATGGGCGGCGACGATGCGGTCAGCGCCCTCAATCGGAGCGAACCCGTCAACCGCGGTGATGCGTGCGAGCTTACGCATGTGCTTCCTCTTTTCTTTCGCGTTTTGTGTTACGATTCTGTCTCGACCCCATGTTACACAACAAGCGGCGTTCCGCGCAACCGCAACAACTCTCGCGCATGTGTAGCGGACAACGCGCGCGATGTGCTAGGATAAGGGATATGAGCGAACAACAGTCTGAAACCTCCATTACCGCATCCACCTCTATGTAGCCTTATTTGATGCGCTCGAAAATCGTGCCGAGCAGAAGGCGGAGCGAGACGCTGAGGTTGCACGCGCTCACGAGGCGGCGACCGCCAGTGAAGCCACAGCCGGTGAGGCTGGGGACGCGTGGGAGCGTGAGCTTGACGCGGCCCTCCACAAGTAACAACGCTTTTGCGGGGATGACGGTTACCACCGCGAGAAACAACGAGAACAGGAGAAACGTCATGAAGAACATGTCAGGAAAGATTGTCGCGTGACTGAACGATGTGGCGCGCGATTACGTGTACGGGCCGTGCAGGTGGTTTAACCCGCTGCGCATCGTATTTGTCGTAATGGTTGCGTTTGTGGCTTCCCTCGTGGGTAGCGCGTTCGCGCATTACATGGTTCATGCCACCGTCGATAACGGCACGTTTGAGGACGGGTACATGGCCAGGTACATGTTTGAGGTCGGCGCGGTCGCGTTCATTCTTGCGGCGATGCTCGCGCGTCGCGCGTTTCGAGCAGCGTGCGCGGCGTATGTGCGTCGTTTGGACGCGAACGGCGAGGGCGACAGCCACGGTGATGACGCTCACGAGGGCTGTGGGCGCGAATGAGCGTATCGTTGCGCGCGCCTGCGCGGCAAGGCAAGCGCGGCGCGCACAGTAGAGAGTCCATTCATGCCGCAGTCGAGTATGCTGTTCACCGAGCTTTCGAGGACGGGTTGAAAAGACAGTCGAGTCGCAGCCAATTTTCTAGGCGGATGCGTCGAGGCGGAAGCCCCGCTACCGGAGACGTTCGCCGTATCATGCTGATCGATGAGGCGCTGCGCCGACGACGCGGGCGGTAGATGAACGCAGGCCCTGCCACGCCGAGGGTGATAGTTCGCGTGGCGGGGCTTACTGTTCGCGTGGTATAATAGGCGGTGATTAAGGGATTTTACCGGGAGCAAGAGGAAAGTAAGAATGGTGATGACACCTGGTATGGCTGTTGCGTCGTTTTTCGCGGGCGGAGGGCTGTCGCTCGCGATGCGCATCATGTACGAGCTTGTGCAGCGCAAGTGGGGGCGCATGCGTGGCGCGCAGCAGTTCCTCGCGGGCGTGGCGCGGTATCTCGCGCTTATTGTTCCCGCGATTCCTGGCCTCACTTACGTGAGGGGGCACGAGGGCGCTCGTTTCATGGGCGTGGGCGTGTTCGCGTGGGAGATCGTCGCGGTTGCGGTGCCCCTTGCGTTGGGTTTCGTGTGCACGGCCTTGTTCCGTGGCGGCGAGATCATGCGCGAGATCGAGCGGGAGCTAGACGGTTGGGGCGATGGTGAATGATCGATATGATGTGGGTCGCGCAAGCGGCGCATCTGTTGACCGTGACGTGAACGCGGCCATCAACATCAAGGTCGCCGGGAGTGCCCCGGGGACATTAAACGCGCGTGGAGAGGACGTAAGACGAAACCAACATACTGTTGGGAACGCTGACCTCGGTGAAGCGCGAACCAAGCAGGCGCATAAGAGCGCCGTGAGACTTGGAGCTGGCCTTGGTAACGAGGCCATGCAACCTAGAGTAAGCTAGGCTGTAACGGAGCGTGAACTGTCGGACGCGCTCAGGAGATAAACCATAGCAGGCGCGGCGGTAGCGGCCGCGTGAGGGGCTCATGAGAGCATGCGCGTGAGATTTTGACAATACCAGTATGGCCTGTTTATGGTTGGTATTGTCAGTAAAAGCCAAGATAAGATGATGAACGAGAAGGAGAATAGCCTTGGCAGGAGAAACAGTTATCACCGTGATCGGCAACCTGACCGCCGACCCGGAACTACGTTGGACTGGGAACGGTGCGGCGGTCGCGAGCTTCACCGTCGCGTCAACACCTCGCACGTACGACCGTAACTCTGGCGAGTGGAAGGACGGCGAGTCGCTGTTTATGCGCTGTTCCGTGTGGCGCGAGGCCGCCGAGAACGTTACCGAGTCGCTGCGTAAGGGCATGCGCGTCATCGTTCAGGGCCGCCTGGTTCAGCGCTCGTTTGAGACGAAGGACGGTGATAAGCGCACCGTCATGGAACTCCTTGTCGATGAGGTTGGTCCGTCGCTGCGTCGCGCTCGCGCGCAGGTCACCCGCACCAACAACGGTGGCGGCTTTAGTCAGGGCCGCAGCGGCTACCAGCAGGCGGCCCCCGCGCAGCCGCAGGCGGCGGACATGCGTCAGGCCGCATACAATGGCGGCGCGCAGCAGGGCGGTTTCCAGCAGCAGGCTCCCGCCGCGCAGGCTGATGCTTTCACTGGCGGCGCGGCTACCCAGTATGGCGACGAGCCTCCGTTCTGACAGGTGCGCGCCCCGCTTTGGGGCGTGAGCTTGCAGGAGAGAGGATGCTAGAGGGGGAGGGGCGCGCAAGTTAGCCCATTTTCATGTGGCGCGACTGACGCGCCCCTCACCTCACCTGTTTCTACACATGTAGAGGCGATAACGCGGGCCGCGCGCGGTGAAACGCGCGTCGGCGTGGCGTGAGCGGGGCGTAATCTGCTGGAGTTTCGGTGTGCTCTAACGTGTTATTGTGTGTTATAGTTGACCGACCGAGCGCGAGAAGGAGAAAGGGGTGGGCGTGATGTTTGAGGCAGTCAAGGTTGCGCTTGACCCTACTCCCGCGCAGGAGCGGCGGCTATTGTCACACGCCGGTGGCGCAAGGTTCGCATATAATACGATGCTCGCCCACGTCAAAGGAGCAATTGCTGCGGGCGAGAAGCCGGAGTGGTCATTCTATTCCCTGCGTAAGCGGTGGAACGCCGATAAGGACACTTTAGCCGTGGACACGGAAGGTTCTCCGTGGTGGCAAGAGAACTCCAAGGAAGCCTACAGTAGCGGCATCGAGGCTTTGGCGAAAGGTTTGTCCAACTGGACGAAGAGCCGGAGGGGTGACCGGAAGGGCCGTAAGGTTGGGTTCCCGAAGTTTAAGGTGAAGGACAAGGTAACGCCTAAGTTCACATATAGGTCTGGCAGTTTTGGGCTTGTTAAAAACGACCCGAAGGCGTTGAAGTTGCCTCGCATTGGCCGGGTGCATTGTATGGAGGACGTCGCCAAACGCGTGGGCGACGCGAAGGTTCTGCGCATGACCATCTCACAGCGGTCGGGCCGCTGGTACGCGTCACTCACCGTCGAGCGCGAGGATAAGACTGTGGCGAATCCGCCAAAGGGCGGGGCGGTCGGCGTGGATTTGGGTGTTAAAACCCTGGCTACGCTCTCAGATGGCACAGTTATCAAGAATCCGCGTTACCTGCAAAAGTCGGAGCGGAAGCTAAAGCGGGCGCAGCAGGCGTTAAGCAGGAAAACCAAAGGCTCAAACAGGCGCGCCAAAGCCAAGGCCAAGGTTACTCGCATTCACGCGCATGTGGCAAACCAGCGGCAAGACGCAATACACAAACTCACCACGTGGCTCGCCAAACAGTACTCGGACATTAGCATCGAGGACCTACACGTGGCCGGGATGGTGAAAAACCATCACCTCGCTAAGTCTATTTCCGACGCTGCATTTGGTGAGTTTCGCCGCCAACTAGAATACAAGACGGCACGTACCGGCGCGAAGCTTCATGTCATTAGTCGCTGGTATCGTAGTAGCAAAACGTGCTCAGACTGTGGGAGTGTAAAAGCCAAGCTCTCCCTCGCCGAGCGAACCTACCGTTGCGACAGTTGCGGCCTCGTTTTGGACCGCGACCTAAACGCGGCAATCAACATTCAGGTCGCCGGGGGTGCCCCGGAGACTCTAAACGCGCATGGAGCGACAGTAAGACGGGGCGGCCAACGCGGTTGCGCAACGCAAGTTGCTGTGAAGTGCGAACCAAGCGTGCGCGGCGGCCGCCGTGCTGTTAGACTTGGAGCGGATGGTCGTAAGGCTGTCCTTCAAGCTAGAACAAAGTAGATTGGAACAGCAAGGATGGCGCAGAACATGAACGAAACGAACACAAACGGCGTGAACGGCACCGTTCCGCCGCTGTACGAGAACATGCGAGTGGGGGACAAGGTTTTCCCGTTTGTTACGCTCGCGGGCGACCCGTCAGCGCCGGCAGACAAGCGCGAACAGCTAGAGGTTCGCACGGGCTATGAGCGTATCAGCAAGCTAGATGTGACGAGGCCGAGGCCGGGTAGCGACGCAAACACGCGCTACAAGGCGATTTTTAAGCACGACGGCGACGACTATGATGTGTACGGCTCCGTTTTTGACGATGGCACCAATAAGATTGCCGCCGCCTTGCGCGAAGCGTACGACAATAACACGCCCATTATTTACCGTATCGAAAAGTACCGCAAGCGTAAGGCTAGGAAAGACACGAAGCCGTACACGAAGGACGGCCACATTGCGCCCGGCTTCAACGGTGGTCACGACGGCACCGAAAAAGCGCCGTTGGACATGCCGTGGGTCGATTTCGTTCGCGAGTACAACGAAGCCAGGGGCAGCATGTCGATTGGCGACGTTGAAAAGAAGTACCGCATTTTCGAGACCGCTGTCGCAGCCGTGTCGCTCGATGGTGGTAAGACGTGGATTGTAGACGATAGCGAAACGCGCTTTGTTGACGACAAGGGGAATGAGAGGGTTTTCCAGGGTAACCTCCCTAAGAGCAACATGTTCGAGGACATGATTGTTCGCCGCAACCCGGAGTTGAACCCGGAGGCGGCGCGTGCCCTCGCTAAGCGTGAATTTTCGACGGGCAGCGCGTGGGGTGCGCATGTTCCCGCTCAGGAGCAGGCACCGGCGCAGCGCCCAGCGTATGAGGCGCAGGGCGCCAGCCCGGAGCCTAAGCCGTGGTTCCCGTACACGCCCAGCGGCGACCCGAACCCCGGCAGCAGCTCGATCACGGCGGTTGCGTCCCTGTTCAATAAGCTCATGGACGCGAGCGATGGTGAGCTGACGGTGGAGGCGGCTCGCCTGGTTGCCGAGCACCTGTACATGAAGATCGGGAAAATGCAGGTGTTTGTCCAGCGCAAGGTCGGTAAGCTGAGCGTTACTAAACCGGACGCTAATGTTGCGTCCCACACGCGTATCCGCCATAGCGTTATTGATGCGCTCAATTACGGGATGGCGAGTGTGCCGGAGAACCTGGGTGAGATGGCGCTCGCAGAGGACGACGCGGAGTTGAACGAATGGTCAACGAGCGTGATGAAGGCGGCCTACGACCAGTACATGTGGGAGATTGGTGTCGCGTATCCTGAGTGGGAGCAGCAGTGACCACGTGACCGGGACGCGTGCCGCTCTCGCGTGGCGCGCACTTGTGGGGCACCCTCATTCCGAAACTTTCGGTGTGGGGGTGCCCCGCTTTACTGCATCCGGCGCTCAACAAGCGGAACACTGGAAGCCGTTTTAACGGCCTCAAACACGCTTAGATGTATCATGGTGGGTTGACGGCGTGTTCGCCCGCGAGAAGCGCGCACAGGTGCCGTATCGACGGCGATACGGCCGCACGCGCCACCGCGAGCGCCCGAATAGCATTAACGGGGCGGCGAAAGCCACCCCGCAACCGGAAGATACACGCAAGCGTCACGGTACCACATCAGCGGTGAGCTACGCGGCAACACCATTCAACGCCACGTCGCCACACGCGCCAGCAGCAAGCGCATCCGCGCCAGGCTCGCCCTTGCATCGTCCATCCAGCCCCAAAAACATAAGAACACCCAGCGGCGACATGCCCGCAAACACCGACGGAGCTACACTCTCGCGGAAACACGCCTGAACCATCCGCGCGCACACGAGCGCCACATCCGCACCATACCGCAGGTCAACCATGCCACCCTCGCCGCCGAGACCATCCCCACCGCGCAGTGCCGCGTCGTCACGAACCAGGGTGCGCCTGAACACCATGTACTTGTTTTCGGCGTTACCGCCCACGCTCACACCCAAACGCTCACACTCACCCATGAACGCCGCGTATTCTGCGCGGACGGCAATACCTCGCATTTTTGCTTCTCTCTCACCACGGGACAACCCGGCCACAACAAAACCCCTTCACATGTTAGGAACGCGCGAACACAACGCCAATAGCCGCCCCACCACACCGCACGGCGCGAAACGGCCTCCGAGAGGAAACGCCCCGCAAACAGAACGTGGGGCGCGTCCACCACCAAACCGGCAGCAAACGCGCCCCACGCCCGACCGCGCAACACCCGCACGCGCTTTACGACCAGAGCGTATGCGGCGCTTTGCGTCACCCGTTCACAAACACCACGCTCACGCCAACCGCACGCCCATCTTCAATAACACGCTTACTCTCGCTCGCGCTCGTCACCACAATCACCATCCGCGTGAACTGGCGACACTTCGCAGCCGCCACAAGCGTCTCCCCCCAATCAACCCAGCCATCCGTCACCAGAACATGAACATCCGGCAGCTCGCGACGACGCTTACCGCCAGCCGCCCACTCGCCCGCCATCCACTCATACGGGACAGACATGTCCGTGCCGCCGCCACCAAACGCTTTCAGGTCACGAACATGCGACACCATACGCGGACGCTCACTCATCTGCGTATCAACACCGTAGAAGCCGATAGCCGCACCCGACGCTGACGCGCGCAAAATACCTTCAATCTCACCCACAGCATGAGCGTAGTCATCACGTCCCATGCTACCCGACGTGTCCACCGCGACATGCACCGTCGGCTTGTTGTCCTCACGCGACGGCCAAACGAACTCGCCGCCCTGTCGGCGACGATTCGGGCGCTTGTACGTCGCATACCTGTTGCCGCGAACGCGCGACGACATGGAACGGCCAACCACGCCAGCCAGCACGCTCTGCCAGTTCACGCGCGGCGGAGCCATGCGGGCAAGTAGCCTCACCCACGAGTCTCCCGCGCCGCTACCCATGCTGTTACTGCCGTCGGCGGCTTCGCGCACCAGCGCCTCAGCGTCTTGGCGAGCGCCCTCAACGTCAGCCATTGCGCGGCCACGCACCCCGGTCTCGCCTTCGATGCGCTCGCCCTCACGATCATCCTCACTGTTACTGCGCGATCCGCACGCGTGTCCAACGTTCGCGCGCACATACTGACTGGTCCAATCGCCCTTACCGTCGCCCTCGGAACCGCTCTCACCCTGCGAGTCAGACTGTTCGCCAGAACAGTTCTTGCCCTGAGAGTCCGCGTCACCCGACTGGGAGCCGCCGCCCTTGGAGCCTTCACCGCCAGAACCTGAGGAACCAGAACCGCCACCCTGGCCGGGGTCAGCGCCCTTGTCAGCGGAACCAGCGCCGCCATGGCCGGAACCACGACCGCTACCCTGAGACCCCGACTGCGCGCCACCCTGCTTGTCGGACTCGCCGCCCTGAGAGCCTTCGCTGCCGGAACCGGACTCGTCAGAATCGCTGGACTGGCCCTCACCAGCGCCACTGCTGCCATCCTTGCCGCCGCCATAGCGATTCTGCAACTCTTCCAACATGCGAGCCAATTCCTCCAACTTATCCCAGTCCAGAGACAGGGACGCGAGGTATTCCTCCATCGTGCGCGACCGCTCATACCCCCACTTTGACGGGAACACGAACGCGTCCTCATCCTTACTATGGGCGACACCCATATCCAGAAGAAGCTCGTTGATCTCCATGTCGCCCGCAAGGTTCATCATGCGGTGCGCGTGCTCGAACGTCTTACCGCACTCGTCGGCGCGCTGAAAATGACGGTTCGCCACGTGCAGCGCCTCGTGGGCGAGAGCGAACGCCCTCAAACGGTTATCCCACTTGTAGAAGAACTGCAACCCCAACCCTACGCGGGCGCGCACGTCCGTGTACGCGGTCTCGCACGTAATGTCCACGAACGGCATGAGGAGAGCAAAGATCGGTGACAGCGGGTACAAGCCGTAACCGCCCTTATCCTTCGGGAGAAGCAAAGACTCGATGGTCTTACTCCATACGCTGCCTTCCCACGGGGACAGGCGACGATACCTGGAACCCTGCTCAGCCATGCTGCGGGCGTTCTCTTTCGCCCACGCCTCGGCTTCCTTAGCTTCCCGCGCTAGAACTTCCCTCGTAGTCGCCACAGCGAGCACTCTCCTTGTTCACATCATCCATCATATTCAACAGGACACCAGTATAGCACGATGACGGGTGAGCGCGCCACATCAACCACACGCAAAACAAGCGCGCTTCCGCGCGCACCGCCCTATCGTCAAACGCCGCTACCGCATGTCGCGGTCACGCCAGTCCTCAATCAGCAAACGCGTGAGGCGAGACGAGCGCTGTGCGCAGAGGCGTGGGGCTGCTCATCGTGTACGAGTTACCCCACGCCGCGCCCAGCTGCCAACGTCACGCGGCCCTGGATGCCGCCTTCATGTTCTTCGCGTCCGAAATATGCGGGCACGCGAGCGCGCGAGCGAGCGCGTTCACCACCATACGGCGCTTCACCCTACCCTTAGCGTCACCAGCCGTCACCTCGTAGGCGTGCTTCTGAGCCTTAGTAAACACCTTACTGACACTCTTGCCGAGTGACGCGAGGGCGCTACTATCCAGCCGACCGCCCACGCCCGGCACCTCCTCGTCACCCGACAGGACAGGCAACAGGAGCATGATGTTGCGCAGTTCCTCAGCGGTCACGTGTGTTTCCTCCACGTCATCGACCGCGAGGCGACCAGCTTCCCTAGCGACCGCGAGACGGTTGTCTGCGCCGTCCTCGCCGACAATACGCGGCCACTCGCTCAGCGCGTCAGGGTTAGCGACCGGCTCCCCGTCGTCGCCAATGGTGAACGCGTCGTTGATGAACTGGCGCGCGTCAAGCGTTTTCTCCGCTTCGCGGCGGCGCGTAAGGAACTCACGGAACGCGAAAGCGGCCTTGAAGCCGATCATGCCGCCCGCATACACGTGTTCCAGCTCAGTGTCAGGGCTGCCATCTTCCAGGGGGGACGTGTGGGCGAGCTTGGTGGCGAGGCGGTCCCACGAACGGTATGACGGGAACGCGTGCGCGGCAACCATGTCGTTAGCCGGGTCCGACGCGAACCCAAACTGCGCCGCGTTAACGGTTTCACCCATCGGGTCGTGAGGCGCGTTCGCAAACCCGGGGTTTTCGTCCACAAAGTCGGCGATAGCTCGGCGCATCCACTGTTCGCGCTCGCCGACGTTCTTGCCCCACGCGCGGCGCACACCATCCAGCCACGCGCCCAGCGGCATGTGATAGCCGACGAGGCACAGTCGGTTCGAGAGCGCCGGAGCCATATCGTGATACTCGCTACCAGTATCACGATCATTCATTGCGCCCAGGATGACTGTTTCCTCGGGCATGGTCTCCCCGTTCGGGAAGCGCCGGTCAGCGAGAATCGTGAGGAGGGAGGACACGACATCCGGCGGAGCGGTGTTCAGCTCATCCAGGAACACGACAACGCGCTTGCGCTCCATGACGATACGCTGCCACTTTTCGACCGCGTACTCCACCTGGCGCACCTCATCCACGGTGCCGTCCGGGCGTGTCACCGTGAAATTAACGAGGGTAGGAAGCCCAGTAATGTCGGTGCGGTCCTTCTGCGAACCGACAATCGTAATGACTTCGTAGTCGTGTTCGGCGGCGAGCGCGTACACGACCGCCGTCTTACCCTGGCCAGGCTGAGAGATGAGGACAACCGGCGTGCCCGTCGGGTCATTAAACTGACCCCTCACAGCGCGGTAGGACACGCTCTTGTCCATACCCTTGGGCAGGAACGGGGTATTCTTTCCCTCAGTGGCGGCACCCTTGTTCTGTTCGGCGGTCATCTCTCGTATCTCCTCTTGGTTGGTGGCATCTTTTTGCAACAAAACACATCATAGCACACGCTCACGCTTGACGCGCGGCCAACACGGAAACATGGTACCATAACGTGTCAGGAAAGTTGGGGGCGCGTCACGTGCGCGCTTCCGACAGGTGGGTAGCGAGACGAAAAACGCGAGGGTAGAAGAGGAGCGCAGAGAAAATGAGGTACGCAAAAGCTGTCACCGACGAGCGTGAGAAATACCGGAGAGAACAAAAAGCCATCTGCAATGGGCGCATAACCGCACGCTCAGCAGACGGCGCACTCATGAACCCTACGCAAGCGTTCGAGGACGCGCAAGCGCGTTACGTGGACGCGTGCGCGCCAATCATCGCGCAAGCCTACCATGACGGGAACTACGACGGTTTCTGGCAGGCACTATCCAACGCCACTCACACCGACGACTTCCTCTACTACAAAAACGATGCCTTCTAAATTATCGAACAAACCATCATACTGACCGGGCTGCTCGAACACGATATTAGCGACGGTGCTCTACAAGAAGCGTCATTCGCGCGCGCCGTCGCCCGCGACACCATTAAAAACAGCGACGATCACCCGAACGGCGTGCATCGCCTGCTTGGTCGCCTTTATGCCTGGGGAGACTTTAACGCGCTAAAAACGAGCAACCCCAGCTTCACGGCTGCACGTAACACTGTGGCGCTCGGCAACCGCATCATGGAAGAACTCGCCAATACCGTCACCAACGACGAAGAACTGCTAAACAACGCCCTGAAATTATGCACCCCAACCGGACTCGCCGAGCACGCGTACCTGGCAGGCGCAGACAACAGTGACGACAATATCCTCTCCCGCATAGGCCGCAAGAACTTTCACGAAACAACCAGCAACTTTATGGTAACTTCGGCGAGCTACGGTATCGTTTACGCGCTATGCGGTGACGTGCAGGGCGCGGCCGCCAGGTGGCGCTCCATCATCAGCGACGCAGAAACAAACCGGGATGAGGCTCGCGAGATCGAAGCGAGGTGCGCCCACATGAAACTCTGTGGCGCGCTCATGGAACGTGGCGCTCTACCAGCAGACGACCTCGCTACACTCATTGACACATTTGAGGCGACAAGCCTCATGCAAGTGAAAACACGACTTTTCGGCGGCAGCACGGAGCCGCGCAACATGCGCATCCGCGACAGGAGCGCGAGCGGCACCAACGTCCGCGACATTTACACGGACATCATCAAAGTGGAGGAGCTAATCGACTACGCGGCCTCGCGCATGAGCGTCAGCTAACCTCCTGCCGCCGTGTTATAATAGGAAAGAGAGACAGCAAACAGAGAGAACGGCAAGCCAATGACCACGCAATACGCAAGCGCCTTTACGTCCGCCCCGGAGAAGCTAGTGCGCGACACCTTTTTCTCCATTAACGACACCTACCAGGAGGCGCGTAAAGCATACGACGCGTGGACGCAGACATCGCTCACGGTCGAACGCGACTGCCCCACAGACCAGTACGGACGTTACGACCAGACGCACCCCACATACAAGGAAAACGCACGAGCAGCTAAGCGACTCAACGATGCGAAACGACGCCACCAGCAGGCGTGCGTAAACACGGTCAACAACGCCATCCAGCAAGGTGACGCGCAGGCGCTCTGGCGCGCCATCATGTACGTCCTCTCCTACAATCTCATGACCACTAACGGCGACACCAACACAAGCACACTCATCGACTGCGCCGACTGGGACGCTATGGTCCTCATGGGGACAGCCTCTACAACTGTGACGCGTTCCGCAGCGCAGCATCCGCGTTAGCTGACAACGCGATCTACGACCCGAGCACAACACTCCACGGCCTCATCAAGCAACTCAGCGAAGAAAGCGAAAAGCTCACAGAGAACGCCATCGCCAGGCGCGAGACAATGACAACCATTATGCGCGGCATCATCGAGAACGCGGCGCGCGTCATCCTCGAAAACATGAGCAAAGTGAGCAAACCGCACTCGCTTATCCCCACGGAACACAGCCTGTTCACTAACACGTGCGCCTGCGAATACTTCATGTTCGCGGACAGTAGTGCGGCGGCGCTGGGCCGCCTCATCATCTGGAAAGACACCAAGGGACTCATGCTGCGCTCACTCACGGCAGGAGCATACCAGCTCGACACGCGCAGCACCGGCGCGCTCACCGTAGCAGCCGAGCGATGGTGCGACATCATTAACAGCACGGACGTGGACGCGCCCGAGCGCCGTGAAGCTCGGTACGCCCACACGGCCATCGCTGCAACACTCTTCGCCCTCCGGGGCACAATCGCAACAAGCGACCTGTCGGCGCTTATTGACATGTTCAACGAGCAGGAGCAGGCGCGCGAGGCTGGTAAGGGTGCCCACACCCTCACACTCACCTTTTGTGACCCACGGTGCCCTCACGAGTCCGTCAACAGCGTGGAAAGTCTCATCGACTACGTTGCTCAGCGAATGAGCATGGCAGAACACCCGCAATAACACGGCACAACAATACCGCACGTGGCACAATTAGGTGTCTCCGCGCGCACGCGAGTAAGCGCGCGTAAAAGAGGGAAGGTGGAACAGTAATGGGTAACGAGTACGCGGACCACGTTAAGAAGCTACGCGACCAATACAGCGATTTGTACTACAACTTTGAGCCAGGAGACGACACCGACGCGAGCGCGGACACGTTCAACGAGGAATCGGGTGCCCTCATCAAAAAATGCGCCGCAACCGTCAACCGCGCCTACCGCAACGGCCACTACGCGCACATGTGGGAAGCGTTCGCCGAGGCAATCCGCGACCGTGGCGATGACCCCAGCGACATCATTCACGACATCAAGCATGAGACCATCCACATGTTAGGTTGGGACCGTGGCCCCATTCACCCTGACGCGTTCAATAACCTCATGTTTGAGCGCATGGTAAAAGAAGCCTGGGGAAATTACCACCACAACCCACTGTCTGCGCTCCTCTGCCAACTCACTGAATACACTGACGATGAAACCAACCTATCGCGCGACAACAACCTGGCCGTCATCGAACAGGTCGCGCACGCGCTCCTCGCCATCAACCCACACATCCACATGGAAGTGCTGAATGTGCTCGACAGTCACCTGCCATACGCGCGCCACTACTACATTGACCAGTACGTCTTGGGCGCTCCACGAGGAGGAGCGAACACTGCGCTCACAAGCGTCGGCGAGCAAGCTCTACGAGCGGAAACGCTACCCAGCCACATCATTAAATACGCTCGCCATTTCGCCCCCACACCAAACGTCACGCGGGAAATGCGTGACGCGGCCGCATGGTGGCGCGAGGAAATTGCGCGCGCAGAGCAGCGTGGCGACACGCCGGCTGCGGCTGTCGCCATGTACGCGCACGCACACGCAGCTCTCACGCTCATGCACGGTAGTTCTCTCCCAGTAGCCGACCTCGCAACGCTCATTGATACGATGCAGGTAGCGGAAGAAACCAGCGGGAGCGAAGAACCTATCCTCGCTCACGCGTGCGACTGGGGTCCATTCTGCACATGGGACTATACTCTCAACATGGAAGCGCTCATTGACGAAGCGGCAGGGCGCATGGAAACACGATAGTAGCATCGCCTGGCTACATGGGCGCGCGTATGCTACGATAAGAACGGAAAAGACAAGACCCGCCCGCATAGGGGAAGAAAAGAACTGGAGAGCCGCCGTGAACAATAACACGATGGACCAGATTGACGCGGAAGCACACGCCGAGCGCCTAGCAGCCACGCTCACCAACGACGGTGCCAACGCGTTTTGGCGTGAACTCGCTGACATGCTCGCCACGCGCACCGATAACGGGAAGAACGCGTGTGCCGCGCCACTCACCAACACCGTCGGCAGCCGAGCAGCACGCAAGCTCACCGACACGGAGCTGTTCGACTGTGACGGGTTCCGTGAACTCGCCACCGCGAGCGCATCCAACATGGGCGACATGACGCGCACGCCCCTCGAATACATCTTTCAGTACGCGACAGACGATAACGCTGTGGACCGGCTTGCTCGCGGCGTACTCCACTACGCGGCAGACACTATCCGACGCGGCGCGAGCAACATGACAGTGTTCGCGGCCGCCAACCCCGCCACGGCAACGCGGCTCGCCGGACACTACATCACAGAAGCAACCAACACCGACCGTGAGGATAGAGACGAGGCGTTGGTGTTCAGCGGCGAAATGCTCGCCCTCACGCGCCGTCAACGCCCAACCGCGCACGGCCGCGCCTACGGACTGGCCGCGCACGACACCGAGGAACTTACCCGCGTCGCCCACCACTGGGGGTACTTGGCTGAACAGCGCGAGGACGAGGGCGACAAGAACGGTGCCGCGCAAGCCAGGACAGCTCACGCCATCACATGCTCCATCCTGTTGGAGCGGGATGCACTCACCCCCGATATGTTGAGTATCCTCATTGAAACCGTGACGCTCGGCAGCGAACAGGGAGCTTGGTACGACGGCGAGGATGCTCTACCCATTGCCCTGCATGTGCGCGACAACACCAACAGCGCACTCGGCGAATTGCTGAGCACCGGGGAACAGGTCATCGACTACGCGGCACGCAACATGGGCGGACAATGACGCGCGCCGCGCCCCACTTTTAGCGCACTAGCGACAGTGTGGCGCTCTGCCGTATTTATACAACAAGCGAGAGCAAGAGGGAAGGGGCGTTAGCGTGAACTCTATCAAGTGGGACTACGAGCAGACCGTCGGCATCATCCGAGACGAATACACGACAGCCCAACTAGAGCTGCGTTCTCTGTCGCCAAACGCAAGCGAATACAGCGAGTTGTCCGCGCGCGTTGACGGTCTACGTGACGCGCTCATTGCCCGTAGTGTCGCGTTCATTTGCGAGGCGAGCCGCATGGACCCGCCGTTCACGTGGAGCGCCTTCCACCTGTCCATGCTGGACGCCACCAAAAACGAGCACAACAGATGGGGAGACGCAATCGGCGACACCATCATGCGCTACATGGTGCGCGCGTTCGCGTGGGACCGCAAGCCAATCGACGCCGACAATACCCTATTCACCTGCAATGACTTCCACAAGTACATCAACCTGTCCTCCCACCTTGACGCGCGACGAACGTTCACGCCCGGACTGCACACAATCGTGAAACTCCTCAAAATGCGAGGCGGGATGGCCGCGCGGAACGCCGATACTATCATCCGGCACACAGTAACAGCGGCGACACAAACGGGCGACGACCCAAACATGTGTCACTATCTGAAACTATCCGGGCATTTCTCATGGCATCAACATATCGAAGAATACATTTTCTCAAATCCAAGCGAGCAGGCAAATATTCAGGCGCTCCTCGCCCGCATATACCTACGATCAGTCGCAGCCATTTCAACCAGCCTATGCCCCGCCATTGGAGACGCCAGCACCAGTAGCCTCATTGAAGCCGCCAGGCGTTGGCGAAACGAAATCACCGCACGCGCATTGGACGGAAACACACTGTGGGAATCGGACGCGCGGATAGCGCACGCCCTCGTATGCTGCGAACTCGCGGGCAGAAACCACATCACCGAGAGCGACCTCGCAGAACTCATCGAAACAATGAGCGGAAAGCACACGTTCCACGACCTCACATTAAACACGCCACACGGACGGCAACACGTCTACGACACAGAAACCCTCATTGACGCGGCGTGCCCACAAATGACACGATAAAAAATGGGGAGAAACAGTGAACCAATACAAAGAACACATCAAGCGTCTACGCGACGACTACAACGCCGCAGTTTGGGCAAGTTCGCCGTTTTACGACGAGCCAGAGGACTACCGCTCATGGGAGCTTGATTACGAAGCTCACGCGGACGCGTGCGCCCACATCGTCGCGGACGCGTACCGTAACGGCGACTACGCGCACATGTGGGAAGCTCTCAACGAAGCGTTAAAGGCGCGAGACGACGACTGCGACGAGATAATCGGCGCTATTCTCCCCGAAACCATCAGCAAACTACAATGGAACACGCAACCAATCAACCAGACTGTGTTCGACAACGCCGCGTTCACTAGGATGGTTCTCGACTCTCTAGCGCCCCTCACCGCCGGATACGAGGCGATGACACTCGAACTCGTTATCGAAGCCCTGGGCGAAGGCGACGACACGGAACGCGCGAACTCGCTAACGATCATGAAGCACGCGGCGCGCATCATTCTTGCCAGGACACCGCCCATCGGCAAGCGCGACACGCAACGCGTCACGCGCGACCTCCCATTCCTGCACCATCAAAGCGTCGCCGACCACATCATGCGAGCGCCAGGCGAGCAGGAAACCGCCCTCGCCAGGCTGGGAGACAAGATACTGCGCGGCGAAGCCGCCGCAGGAGCGGCCATCGAGGACGGCGTAATCTTTTTCATAAACGCCGAAACAAACAGCGTGTGCGAAGCGGCGAGGCGGTGGCGAGACACCATCACGCGGGCGGAAGAACACGGCGACAGTGAAACCGAAATGGCGGCGAGGCGCGCGCGCTTACCTCTGTCTCGCGCTTCTGAACAGGCGCGCTCTCCCTCACAGGGAACTAGCCGCACTCATCGAAACGATACAGACGCCCGTAACTGGCGTGGAAACGCTCACAATTGTCACGGACGCGTCGGTGTGGAGAAAACCGATCACCACCATTGAACAACTCATCGACTATGCCGCCGCGCGCATGAGCGCAGAACTCTAACGGCAACCGTGCGCACGGCGACGCGACAAACCACGCGAGAGACATGGGGCAACCATCACGCGCGGACGACGCGGCGCGGGCAAATAGGAACGAGGGCACCCCACGAGAGTAAACGCGAGTTAACGCGCACTCTCGTGGGGTGCCTTCCCTGTTTCCGCACCGTCAGCGACGACCAGTCTCGCCTCGCTTGTTCACGCCGCCACGGTAATCGCAATGAGATTACCCCGACAGCATTAGGGATACAAAGCACGCGAGACGAACAGCGACCTCCCTTTCGCGTGGCAGAGTCGTTCACACGGACGGAGACACCCCGTCAGTACCACCGTCCGCGTCCGGCGCGTCACCCACGCGCAAGTGCTTCACGCGGGCAACAATCTCCTTCCGCTTCCCCTCCACCACGGGCCGGTCAGCAAAAGACCCCAAATAGCCACACACCCTACGCACCACGCTGATCTTCTCCTCGTCACGCTCACCACAATCCGGACAATAGAAACCACGCACGTCGGCCGCGAACTCGCCCGAATAACCGCACTCGAAGCACTGGCTCACCGGCTGATTCACACCAAAATACCTGACGCCCGCAGCGACCGCAGCGTCCACGATAGACTCCAACGCGTCCGGGTTCTTCAACAGCGTTTCCGTCTCCACGTAATCAATCGCGCCGCCCGTCGTGTACGGCAAATACTGGGCCTCCACACGCCACTTCTCGAACGGACTCATGTTCTTACGCACGTCCACGTGAAAACTGTTCTGATAGTAGCCCTTCGCCGTGATGTTCTCCACGTCACCGAACAGGCGGGTGTCCAGGCGGGCGAAACGGTCACACAGGCTCTCGCTCGGCGTGCCATACACGCCATAGCCGCGACCGCTCTCGGCCTTCCACGAGCGCGCCAACTCATCCAACCTGCGCACAATGCTCACGCTGAACTCGACCGCTTCACGGTTACCGTACCAGTCGCCCCCATAGAACCTTGCCACGGCCTCGTACACGCCGATGTAGCCCATGCTCGCGGTCGCGTAACCGCCCTCCACGAGATCACCCACCTTATCGGACGGCGACATGGCGACACCCGCAGCGCCCGTCACATAGTGGATAGGGGACTGGCTGGCGGTCGCCTCGCGTACCTGGTCGAAACGCCAATCCAGCGCCTCGCGAACAATGCCGGCGCGAGCGTCCAGCAAGCGCATGAACTCGCCCGTGTTCTCGGTTTGCATGGCGATACGCGGCAGATTCAACGTCACCACACCCACGTTAAAGCGCCCGTACTCCACCGGCTCCCCGGTTTCCGGGTTCTCATAGTACGACAGGAAAGAGCGGCAGTTGTGGGACACGACACCGTTTAGGTCAAAGTAGTCCGTGTCGGTCGTGAGATCGTAAGAGGGGCCGTCGTGTGCGCATCCAGTGACGGACGTGACACGCAGCGTTTCCCCAGACGCGGACGTGAGACGGTCGCCCGGCACGAGACTACCCGCATACAAGCGACCCTTACCTTGCACGGGTAGCGGGTGATCGTCTGTGAGCGTGAGAATAATCTTGCGCTCGCTCATGTTCGACTCGGTTTCCGGCACCGCCTTGACGCGCACCCACACGTTGCTGTAGTTCTTTACCAGCCGCAACACGCGAGCGCCCTGCTCAGCGCCGGTATGCGAGTCGGCCACATCGAGGTCGCCAGAGGGGACGTCCACGTACTCGTCCACGCCGTTAGTCTGCTTCTGGGCACCGTACTGGCTTGCCGCCCACTCCCATAGCTTCTCACCCGTCCACGTCGTGTATCCGCCGTCACCACCCATACGTGCGCGCACAGTGTGGTCGCCAGCGAAACACCCCATACTGGTGGGGTTGAAACCGAGGTCGCGCACCGTGTTATCTACCGACTGGAAATCAGGGTAGATGCGCTTGGACGCGCAATACAGGGCGAGGCGCTTCACGTCATAGTTCGGGTCACCAGCACGCATGTTCACGCCTTCTTTCAGCATGTACACGAGCTTGGGGAACACGGGCGTCTTACTGCGCGCGCCGTACCCGTTGATGCGCACTTTCAGGATAGCTTTCTGGACGACGCGGCCAGCCCACGACGTAGACAGGCCGAAACTGACAGTGACGAACGGTGTCTGCCCGTTTCCCTGCACAGTGTTGAGCGCATACTCTACGCCTTCCATACTGTCGTACACGATGCTTTCTGTGCGCTTCTTGGCCTCGGCGACGCTCATGTCCCACAGTTTCTGGTTGACGCCCACGGCCATGCGGTCGCGCTCACCGGACGCGACCATGAGAGCGACACTCTTGTCCAATGGTTCCACGCCCGGGGCGCCCATCTCTGCTGCGACGCGTGTCGCGTTTTCGAGGGCGCGCGCCAACTCGCGACGGTACGTGTACATGACGTAAGGCTCCAACACCTCATCAAGCTTACTGTAGGTCTGCCCACCGTACTGGCCGACACTGACCTGCGCGGCAATCTGCGGAATCAGGTCTGTCGCGGTTTCGACGCTGCGCACGCGGTTGACGCGCGTGTTCCCGATAGGAAAGTCCTCGCGCGAGAGAATGAAAGGCAGGTCCACGAGCATACAGTTGAACATGCCTCCCGGCACCGTGTAATCAAGATCGTGGAAGTGAATGTCGCCGCTCACGTGCGCTCCGCTCACCCGCTCAGGGAGCTGCTTGAGCGCGTAATAGCGGCTGACCTCACCGGCTTCCAGGTCGCGGAACGTGGAGAACAACCTTGCGTCCTTGTTCGCGTTCTCTTTCGTTTTCGTCTCATCCCCGCCGAACAGGCCACCGAGGCGCTGTTCAATCGTCTCCACGCCAGCGTTGCCGCCAGCATTGTCGCCGGTAGGGGTAATGAGCGGGGCGGGCAAACTGTTTTCGTTGCCGCTGACCGTGTTCTCGTTAACCGCCGCATCGCCAGCGTTTACGGTCGCCGCGCTCACCGTTTCAACCGCTGCGCCGCCAGCCGGTGCGCCCACTACGGCTTCTCCACCGGCTGCTTCAGCGTTGACGTTAACCATCTTTTCCATTGTTCCCTCCCGAACAAACAAGGCAGCCCCCACAACCAAAACGGACTGCGGGAGCCGCACACCTCAAATTGACACTACGGCGGGTGCAAGCTGCACGACCCGCGCCCACAAACCCCAAAATAGCGCCCCTAGTCCAGGGACCAAAGGCCCGAAAACACGCCGCCGGACACCAAACAGAGAAACGCGAGGCGTCAGCGCGCAAACACACGCACTCCCCTCCCACTACTTTTGAAGCCGGGCGCGCCCCAAGAACCCATCCCTGGCAACAAGCCACAACGACTCAGGGAACCAGCGGACAAGCTCGCGCCTCACCTCCGGAGGAGTATTCCGATGCGCCGCCACATCACGCAACAACCACTTCCACGCGGGCGAGCGAGCCAGCGCGAAGTCAGCGACTCGGACCAGCGTGCCCTGCGACGCGCACGCAACAAAAACGGCATAATACGCAAGCCCGGCGTCAAGGAGCCGACGCGCATGACGACCAGACAGCCACGCGGCATCAAAAACGCGCTCAGTCTTCACGAAAACATAGTTGTCGCTCAGCGCCAGCAGCCGACCGGAACGAGCGAGCGCGTCCGCCCACACCCACTCCGGGCAAGCCGGTGACCCCATGACGCTAGCCAGCAGCCGCAACGTATGATCGACCATCGTATAAGCCTTCTCAACCGTGCTGCTCCATACCCTCGGGTGACGCAACGCCAGCCGCAGCGTATGCTCATGAGCGAAGTCAGTGTCGCCGCGAACAATACCGTCCACCACGCCACTCGCGTAGTAGTCAACCATCTGCCCGTCAGCGTTCGACCAGCCGCTAAAAACACGCGAATCCAGCCCCTCGCTCCGAGTGTGGGCGCACTCGCCCGTCAGGTAACGCCACAGTTCTCCTCGCGGGCACAGGGGACTCGACAGCGCCTCAGCGTGCGCACGCTCATCTCCACCATTCAGCCACGAGAGCACGACATCTTCCGGCATGGACGCGTTCACGCACCCGTGCCCGGCGATCTCCCCCTCACTCATCCCCAAGCCGCGCGCCTTGCCCACACACTCGCGTAGAACCTGGCCGTCGAGCGCACTATTCGACAATAGTTTACCGACAACGTAACGCGACATCGACCTGCGAAGAACGTCAATAGTCTCGCCGCTCACGCTCGGGTTCCCGGCCAAAGCCTCACGCACCAGATGGCTACCACCCCGCAACGCAACCGCCTCTAACCGCTCGGTGACGTTACAGTGAGCGGCAATATCCGCGCGCATATTATTGTCCAGCCACTCGGCCGCAAACAACAGTTCGAGCGCGGCCCCCGGCGTGCGCTGGTCCCGCAGGTACCGCGTGTACTGGGTGCGCTTACCGCGATCCGGGCGCTCCCCCAAGAAGCGGTCGCGCGTCATGTCACCCACCTGCCGCAGCGCTCGCCCGTACGCGGCCTCGTCGCCCTCTTCGACGCTTGTCACCGCACGCCATAGGCTGTCGCTGACACCCCAAGGCTCACCCAACGCGCCCCGTAAAACACTACTGTAGGAAGAAACAGTCACAGCCTCATTATAAGGCGCGGACGCGCGCCGACGCAAACGGGGGCGACGCCGCCCCTACGCTAGGCGGAATGTTATGCGCGCCCCAGAAAACCGTCCCTGGCGACAGCCCACAATGACGTTTTTAACCACGGGGCGACCTCGCGCCTAACCTCCGGCGGGAAATTTCCGTGCGTAATCACGCGGCTTAGAACGTTCCTGCGCGACTGCTTATCCTTCGCCTCCGCGACGAGCGGTTCCACCGCCTCCACCAGCACGTCACTGGGGGCGTTCAGGCAAGCCACTGCGTCCCACCAGCGCCCTTTGTCGGCGAGGGCGCGCGCAAAACCGGGTGGAACATTGGAACACCCTGTGGCCGCAACATGAATAAGCCGTTCGTCACCGCGCGCCAGCACGTCCCACCGCACCCAATCGGGGCACGACGGTGAACGCAGAATGCTCTCCACTATCTCGTTACCGTATTTCCCGTCACCGCAGAGCACGTACGCGCGCTCCAACGTGCTACCCCACGCCCTCGGATGAGACAAAGCAGGCACAATACCGCCCTTGTAGCGCAGGCGAGGCAAGACTCCCGTACGCCTAAACCACGCGTTCACGTACCAGTCAATCAACACTCCGTCAGCGTTCGACTGCGACTCGAAAGCGAACCTGGCGGCCTGATCGACGCTGCCGTCTACCCCTTCTATGAGCAGTCGCGCCAACTCATCCCTTGGGAGTACGGGACTGCCCAGCACGCACGGGCGCAGCGTGTCGTCGCCAGAAGCCCACTCTAACACTACGTCCACCGGCATTGACGGGTTCTTACACCCGTCGGATGCAATAATGTACTCGCCCATGCCAATACGCCTCGCGTACTCCACAAGGCCGCGCAGAGTCTCACCGTCAACCCCACCGTTCGACAATAGGTAGCCAATAACCTCTTCCGACTTCGACTTGCGCAACACGCCCACGGCGTCGCCGCTAATCGCCGGGTTCCCGGCCAAAGCCACGCGCACGAGGCTACTTCGGCTGCGCGCAGCGTCGCGCGCCAGCGTTTCGGTGATGTTCTGGTGGGCGGCGAGCGCCGCACGGAACTTATTGTGCACCCGCCCGGCAGAAAACAGCGTTTCGAGAGCGCCGCCCGGCAGCAGAGAGTCGCCTACCATCCTGTTAGCCCAACGGCACGAAACCGTTTCATAATACCTGTCCTCGAAGTCGCGCCACGACAGTCGGTCTATTGTGAGCAGAGCCTCGCCGTACGCGCGCTCATCGCCAGCTTCGACGCTCGTCACCGCCCGCCACAGCTCGTCACCGACGGTATTTCCACCCAGCTTATCGCGTAGTAGCGTATCGTAAGAAACAGTCATACGTCCATTATAGCACACTGTTCACGCCCAAGCGCCGACCGTGCGCGCCGTCAGTAGACAGGCCCCGACGGTATGCTCCATAATCAGCAAACGGGCAACCCGCCACCCCATTACAGGAGGCACGCTAGACGCCGTTTTACGCGCGCCCCAAAAACCCGTCACGTGCGACAGCCCACAACACCTCTGGGAGCCACCGGGCGCACTCGCGCCTCACGTCCACCGGCATGTTATCGTGTGACAATGGGACAATCACATCGTTCGCCGTAAAACGAGGGGCACTATTCGAGCCGTCACCCTTCGCTTCTACCGCCTTCCGCAATTTCGCCCTCAAAACCTCGGCCAATAGGTCACCGGGAGCGTTCTCACAACCTGCGACAACCGTCAAATACCCGCACTCGTAGAGCGCTCGCACGCTCTCAGGCGACGCGCACGGATAACCCGTTCTCATCATGAGCGCGCCATCTTCGACCGCGAGCTTACGCGCCGCATCCTGGCGCACCCAGTCAGGGCATGACGGCGCTTTCTCCACCGTTGAACGTAGCCACCAGCTGATAGCCCCGTAGCGCGCATACAAGCGTTCCAGAGTTGTGGCCCGCGCGCGAGGATGAGACAAAGCGGCTTCCGCCACCCACCGCCGCCGCGTTGCCCTGTGTAGTTCATCGCGCGCCTGTTTCTCCCACCGGGAGAGAAACCAGTCAATCATGTCACCGTCAGCGTTAGATTCGTAGGCGAAAATGTTGTACCCAGCAGACGAGTCCTCAGCAAAGTTCACATCTTGCGTGAGGCGTTCCCACAGTATGTTGCGCGGCGCGGACGAGCTTTCCAGCGCATCAAGGCGCACCTGCTCATCCGAACAAGTGAGCCACGATTCCACAACATCGACGGGCATGGACGCGTTTCTTCTACCGTCCCACACAATTTCACCCATTCTCATGCCGATACTGTGCGCCCGCAACTCCGCCCTCCGCAGCACATCTTCGCTGAGAGACGAATTTCCCAGGAGCGCACCAATGACTCGGTGTACCCTTGATTTGAGCAGCCGTTCCACCGCCTCGTCACTCACGCCGTGGCTTCCCGCTAGAAACTCATTGAGTTTTGCACGCCTTTTCCGCCGACAATATTGTTCCACGTTCGCGGTCACATTCGGGTGCCCAGCGATAAGCAGAGGCAAGTGGTCATCCGCAGAAAAACGATCAATCAGCGTATCCAGCACTACACCGGGCGCACGCTGATCTCTAACAGCGGCCTCCACGCAGTAACGACCGTATGATCGACCAATCGCCGCGAGAGCATCCGTGTACGCATCCTCATCGCCTTCGCTGACGCTCGTGACAATGCCCCGCAGGGCACTACTGACAGTCGGCTCCCCGATCACGCGACGCAACAATCCCTTGTAGTCATCACTCATACTGACCATTATAGCAGAAACGGGAGCATCGTCGCGCGCCTGCGATACTTCACCCGCACAGCGGATAGAGCGAGGAAACGTCAACGCCATCACCGCCGGACTTAGCCGCTTTCTTCTCGTGTCGTCCGCGATACGCGTCGTCAGCAACAAGCGGCCACAGGCTACGATCCTCCCACGGCAAATGAGACCGCACATCTGCCGGACAGTTACGGTGAAAGATGACATTCATGCCCGTCGAGTAGCCGGTTGAGAGCCGCCTGTCCGCATAAAAGCCAGCCACGTCACGCACCAGATCGGACGGCGCGTTCCTAAAATTGATCGCCGTGCTCGCGCCGAACACGCGGTACACGTCCCACACGAGGCCGGGCGGAAAACCAGGATTACGCCCGGCCTCTTGCAACAATTGCAGCTTGTCATTACTGCCAGTGAACAGTAGCGTCTCGAACGCCGCGCGCGTCGCCACGGGATTACCGGCAATTTCCTCCCACCCAAGTTTGCACTCACTGTCGCACGCGCCAGCTTCCAACATGGCGTGGTGTGCGCTCTCATTAGAGAACACGTATGTGAGACCGTCACCAAGTCCGCGACGCTGCCTCATTTCACTCCACAACGCCTCACTTGACAGGACTGGGTTCATGAGCGCCCTATCGTGCCACGGGTTATCCGAGCTGTAAACGATTCTGAGAATATCGTCCTCGCTCACGTTTGTGGCGTATGCGGCCGCGTGAGGCGCATACAGATCGCGGCTCAGCCATTCGTCCACCAGACTGTCGGGAGCGCTACCACCGCGCATGGCGGGTTCCACAAAATCACGTCCCAGCCCCATGTACGAGCGATTCTCACTGCGCGACCCCCACAATGCTTGCACGTCGTCCCCGGTGAGTGCGCCTCCCATCAACATGCTGTACACGATGAAATCGGGGAGGAGGTTCGCCACGCTCAGGGCAGCGTCTATCGCTTCGCGCGTGAGAGACGGGTTATCGAACACATTGGAGAGTTCCATTCGGGGGTCGCGCTGCGAACCTCCGACCTTAATCGCCGATACGATGACGCGCGCCGCTTCGGTAATGCGTTTTTCGCCGAGACCTGGCTGCGACAACACGGCCCTGTGTGCGTCAGTGTGTGGGAGATTGTCGTACACCCATTGCGCGGCGGCGTCCGGCACGCGACGCTCTTCAAGGAAACGACGAATAGCCCGCGTGTCGTCGTCTTGCCACGCCCCAGGGTCTTGCCACAAGCCAATAAGAACGCGCGCGTACTCATCCTCGTCGCCGGGCGCAATGCCTGTCACATCGCTAAAAAGGATAGTCACCGATGCCGCCTTTCTGTTCCGTCTCTTTACTCAACCGTTATTCAACGGGAACGCTTCTTTTAGTCGCGAACCTCTGGCTGACGAACGATACGGAAAGCGTCTCCTTCGAGAACGCCCCTATGATACCAGTAGAGCACCTGGTACACGTTTGCCTGGTTGCCGTCGTCAATGTTATCCCACCATCCGTCCAGCGGCCCATACTCGTACTTGTTTCGGTACGCGTACATGGAGTCGCCGCACATGACGACTGTGCCATTGACGAGAAGATCACCGTATTCGACTCGCCTCTCAACACCATCCTCGCCAACGATAGTAACCTCAACGTCACAGATCGCGTTAGTCAACTCGTAATACTTGTCAGTGATCGCCTGCATGTCCATCGCTTCCTCCTTTCGTCAGCCAACCGCGAGATACCAGATACCAGCGAACGCGCACGCGCCAACCATTGCGCTGCACAACAGCATGATCGCAGACAAACCATCGCCTAGCTTTCCGCTGAACGCCGTGTAAACTCCGCCACCGCACACCAGCGTCGCGAGAATGGTGAGAACAACAACAGCACCCATAACCAACTTGCCTCTTTCTGTTTTCGTTTTCTACGATCAACAGTCATTATACCACAACACGTGTGGCAATGTACAGATAGAGTCCGAGAAACGCGCAAGCACCAAGCAAGCCGAAGCACACGGCAAGCATCGCAAACGCAACCCCGCGCCTCGCGCTAACAGGAACGCACATCGCCAACATGTACACCAGAACTGCAAGAACAGCGGGAACAACCGCAAGGACCACGACAGCCTCCTCTTCATGTTACGTTTTAACGTGTCGCCACCTATAATACCACGCGTGTTCGTCGTGTTGCCGTTTTTAGCGGACAGCAATGAACACATTGACCAACGTCAGTATCACAATGGCAACGACCACAGCGACCTTAGCGACATCGCTCATGACTTTACCTCCTTCCGCTTCCCTTTTCGCGATCATCCCTCATGGTATCACGCATCGACGCACCGCGCGCGGTTGGTGATCTTTTGCCCCACACGTGGACATGTGCTTATACTGTACCATGTAGGCACAAAAACCATATGCGCCCACAAAGAAAATACGCCCGTTTCACACAGTCGCAGGGTGCGACGCGCGGGCATGGGTGCGCGACAAGAACAGGAGAACACAACAAGTGGCTCGACCAAGGAAAACACAGGCCGCACCAGAGGCGGCGAACGCTGGACTGTCAGCGAAGCAGCAGGCGCTCAACGCCGCGCTCGCGCAGATCGACAAGCAGTTCGGTAAGGGTTCCGTCATGCGCCTGGGCGACGATAACCGCCCGCCCATCCAGGTAATCCCCACCGGCAGTCTCGCCCTTGATGTGGCGCTCGGCGTGGGCGGACTCCCCAAGGGCCGCGTCATTGAGATTTACGGCCCCGAGTCGTCCGGTAAGACCACTGTCGCCCTGCACGCGGTTGCGAGCGCTCAGAGGGCGGGCGGCACGGCGGCGTTCATTGACGCTGAGCACGCCCTAGACCCCGTGTACGCGAAGGCGCTGGGCGTTGACACAGAATCCCTCCTAATCTCCCAGCCTGACACGGGCGAGCAGGCGCTAGAAATCGCGGACATGCTGATTCGTTCGGGCGGCGTTGACATTATCGTCATCGACTCCGTTGCAGCCCTCGTCCCGCGCGCCGAAATTGAGGGCGAAATGGGCGACTCTCACGTGGGCTTGCAGGCACGCCTCATGAGCCAGGCACTCCGCAAGATCACAGGAGCGCTCAACGGCACCGGCACGACAGCGATTTTCATTAACCAGTTGCGTGAAAAGATCGGCGTTTTCTTCGGCTCCCCGGAAACCACGACGGGCGGTAAGGCGTTGAAGTTCTACGCGTCCGTGCGTATCGACATTCGCCGTATCGAAACCCTGAAAGAGGCAGGTGCCCCCGTTGGTAACAGGACGCGCGCGAAGATCGTCAAGAACAAGGTAGCGCCCCCATTCAAGCAGGCCGAGTTCGACATCATCTACGGTAAGGGCATCTCCCGCGAAGGTTCAATCATCGACATGGGCGTGGAGCACGGTATCGTCCGCAAGTCCGGCTCCTGGTTCACCTACGGGGACGACCAGCTCGGCCAGGGCAAGGAGAACGTGCGCCAGTATCTCGCAGACAACCCTGAGCTGGCTAACGAGATCGAGAACAAGATTCTCACCACCCTTGGCATCACGGGCGACACTGTTGACCCGGTGACGGGTGAGGTCGCGGACGACTACGATCCGATGGAGGATGCGGGCTTCTAAACGCCGACGACATCACAGCCCCGCCACACGTGCAAAGTTAGGTGCGTGTGGCGGGGTTGTTTTATGACGCTGGGAGCCGTGGCACCGGGTGCTGTTCTACTATGCCGTGCGGGGATGATACCTGCGCCAACATGCAGTATTGAGGTCATTTTGTGCGCGCGAGAATCAACATGCCGCCTACTGCCCGGTCAGTCGGATAGTGGCGAGTCTCGTCTAACCCCGGTGCGAAACAACACTCAACACCCTCACTCAATGCCCACTTTTCCGCATGATAGCAACAGAAAACCCCGAACCTGACCAAGCGGTCCAGGTTCGGGGTTTCCCTACCCTACTATTCACCACTCATGAAGAGGCGGGGTGCTTGACGGGGCTTGAACCCGCGACCTCCTGAGCCACAGTCAGGCGTTCCACCAACTGAACTACAAGCACCATCGTGAACGCGCACGCTCACGGCGCGCCCACAAAATACAATATACCACGCCCACCTTCTACGCGTCAACACGACACGCATACGCCGCTCACATGCGGCGGCGAATAAGGTTCGCAATCGCCTCACGGCGAACAACATTATCCTCATCCAACACGAGCGGAACCAACGTATCCATCGTCGCCCTTGGATTAGCTGCGCACGTGCGGCGCGCCACCACGTCATCCGAGAAAGATGCAATGCGACGCAACCCGGAATACAAGCCGTTACCCTCGTTGCCCGCCAGAATACGGCGCGCCTCCAAGCTCCCGCTATCGCCGATCATACTAGCCGTGTAAACGTCCACATTCTCATTGCCCGCGACAACGATAGCGGCAGCATCATCCACCACCTTGTCACCCTTCTCCCTCCCGAGAGCAGCCTCAGCCATATCGCTTTTCGCCGTCGAAACGTTAGCGAGCGCACCTTCACGAACATGTTTCCGACTATCTTTCGTGAGCTGACTCAACAAGGTACCGGACAAGCCAGGATTACGAGCGGCAGCACCCTCCACCTCTTTAATGCCGCACGAGAGAAGAGCCTCAGCCAAGTCTGACGGCAACAGCGGATTACGGGCGGCGGCCGCCTGCACCATCCTGGACTGGTCCTCGAACAGTGCCCTCACCACCAGGCGAGCGAACCCATACTCACGTGCTGCCGCCACAGCGGCAGCACGCACCATGTAATTCTCGTCACCCATCAGCATCACGCGCATATCAAACGGAATGTCATCACGATCAGCAACCGCGCCGCGAACATGGTAATGCTCGTCGCGCGCCAAATCAAACAAAATGCCGCCGTCGGTGACCTTCCTATTCCTCGCCATAGTGGCGCGCACAGTATAGTCGCAATCGCGTGCGCACATCGACAGCACCACGGGGTCGGACGACTGGGTGGCAACCCTGATACGATACCACTCGTTATCGCTACCAAGCAGGTCAATCTCTTTCGCACGCGACAACACGCCAGCAAAAGCAGCAACATCGCCGTCATCTTCGCAGCAGCCAATCGCCTCACTGTACTTTTGCACCACATCCAGATTCCCTGGACTCTCCGTCGCAAACATGCCGCGCAGCTTCTCTGACAATTTCACGGTCAACAACTCCCATCCCACGCGCGGACACTCGCCACACGATTACGACGGGTAATAGCCGTATCGCCACGTGGACGCAACCACAGGACGCGCAAGAGGGCACTCTACCCAGGAAAGACGCGGGAACCAGGACAAGAAAACGCAGGACGACAGGACGGACACAGCGAATACGCGAGAACGGACGCCTCTCACCCACCCAACAGTGAGCGCACCTGCGCAACCATCGGCCCAGTCAAACCCGCATCCTCACTGGTTCCCACCGTCACAATACCGCCATGCTCCACGAAACCCGGCACATGCAGGTCATCCACCCACACCACGCGCTCACCAGCGGCCGCACACTCGCGCAAATAGGTGAGCGCTTCCGCCAGCTTCACATCCTGATTGACAGCGCCGACCGTGCGACCCTCAAACACGTTCACAACACTATCGGGCACCATCAGCCCCGCCTGGCGAGCGGCCTCCACAGCGGCCGCACCCCACGACGACACCAACACCAGACGCACACCCGGCAACCCGATAACCGCGTTCACGTCGGCGATCATCGACGGGGACACCCACACAGGCTCACTCACCCGCATCTCCCACACGTCACGCAAACGCGGAACCTTCACACGCACCCTACGCCTATCCACATACTCGCCCGCCACACCGGCAGGCTCAGGAGACAAGAACAGCACGCCGTCCAAGTCAAGAGCCAACACGCCGCCCGCACGCGCAAGCGCGGAACCGCCCTCACTTACCATTACCGCACACCTTTCATATCGTGCTTTCGCAGCCACTCCCCGGCATCCCAGCTTACGACCCTCAATGCTAGAGTATCAAGTAAGTCTACAATAACATACAGTTGTAGGTTATGTAAACTTGTTTGAGCGCCGCCTGAACGGTCCCAGTGGCACGGTGCGTGCCGCCGTCCGCTAGTACCCTGGCCTCCAAGCAATGCGCTTGTGCCCTAGCGGGGCATACAGGAAGAATCACCCCCTTAGAAGCTCGGTAGCGATTCTTCCTTTTCGGCGTAGGCTTATTTTTCGTCCGGTCTCTGCCGGGGTATTTCAGCGAAGCCCTAGCAGGCGGCGTCCTGAGCGGGACTTGTGGCCGTAGCTTCCGGTTTTTCGCCCGCGTTTTCCTCGCCTTTTCAACCTTTGGTACGGCGCGTGCGGCGATGTTGGCCGCAGCGTTCACATCCCGGCCCATCACCCCGTGCTCAGGGCAGACAGACACCTCGTGCGTGGGGTGCGTCACCTTGGAGCCGCATTTATAGCACAATTGCGACGTGTGTGCAGAGTTCACCGCAACAACCCATCCGCCGTTCTGTGACAGGTAGTGAGTGAGCCACCGCATAAGCTCGCCACGATTCCACCTACCGTTCTGCATGGTGTTCACAATCCAGCTCAAATCTTCCACGGCGACGACGGCGTTACCCCACACGTGGGAGAGATAGGCTATCTCTTGCGCGGCGAGAATCGCAAGCTCACGTTTCTTCCGGGATGCGGCTTCACGGTGGAGCTGAGCCTCGTCCAACGCCGCCATGCGCTCCTGCCGCTGGGAGAGAAGCCCATCGGCTTTCTTTTTCAGAGCACGCACCTGACGCTCGGACGCGCGCACGCTGTTCCAGAGTGAGTGTACCCTCTGCGAGAGTGTCGTCTCATACACTATCCGCCCAGTCGCAACCTCGCGCACCACGACGGTAGCGTAATCGTTGATCCCCACGTCCACGCCAATAACATAGTCGCTCGAAAACTGCACAACAGGGTTATCGGTCACGACCGCGAAGATAAAAACAGGGCGGCCGTCTTGAACCTTGATGGTCGGTAGGGTGACTTTACCCTCGGTGAACCGCTCATTATCAAAGTCAAAGATTAGCCGGTACCACGCGCCTTGAATAACTATCCGCAACACAATTTCACCGTCGGTAAACGGGTTATTCTCGATTACGGCATAAGCCCGGTCCACGGCACCCAGGTTCACGTAATCCTCACCATACGACGGAGCGGAATCATCCACAGTGCGCTTCCATCCCTGAGAAACATACTTGGAACTCTCACCGTTCGCAGCCTTGACGCGCTCCCGATAGGAGCGATGCTCGGCGACCACGCGATGCTGAACAAGTTTCTCTTTCCGCGACCTACCAGTGCGGCCAGACGCGAGAAAATCGGGCATGGTGACACCCGCCTGGCGGCCAGCCTCAGCGGGAGCCGTCGCAGTAACAAGCGCCAACTCGTTACCCAAAGTCCCATCGTTGCGAACCACGTAGGTGGCGTAGGTCGAGATGTCGTGAACCTCAGACGCGAGAGACGCCAAAACAGGCGCACCATCTAGCAGCTCACCGTCCAAGCCTAGAACATAAGAAGGACGCGCGATGAAAGCTTTGTACGTCTGGTTTTTAGCCAACGCACCCTCCCAAAATGCACTCTATACCAGCTATATAGCCAATATCAACGAAACCCTCAACTGTCACACAGACACTCATCATCGTTCGCATACGGCAAGCCAAAGCGAGTGTATGCCAGCACTTGCGCATAAACTGACTGACTATAGTGAACGAGCTTGTGGATAGTCGCCGCCTTACTCGCGTCGCGCACGATCACTTCATCAAACACGCGCGCTGGCATGTTATCGTTGCAGATCGCCACCTCACGCACGCACTCCTCATCATCGTGGGCGAGCTTCACGAGGACATCCCTCGGCGTATTCACATGATGGGCGACGCTACAGCGGATACCCCAATCAGGGTCGTCGGCAAGAACTCGCAGCACGCGGCCCGTCGCAGATGGGTTATCCGACACCGTCTCGTAGCCCGGACGCTTGCCCTCCACGAGCCACAGCATCGCGCGCTCAGGCAGGTTCGGGTTAACGATCAGGCGCTTCACCGATAGCGACACTGCACGCTTCTGACGCTCGCACTCTCCGACAGCGCGGACAATACAATCCCCCACAAAATGCGCGGGCAACGCCGGATTACTCGCCGCTTTCTCGCTCAAACATCCGCCAGACGCGCCGAACAGGATGGCAGACACGTACCCGGCCAGGTCGCACACGGGGGTTTTCGGGTTCTCGCACGCCGCATTACGCACGTAGACGACGCCATCTTGGGAGAGGCGGCTCAGGTCGGCGGCGGGCGTTAACGGGCTACGCGCGGCCGCTTCACGCTGTTTGCCGTTCGACGAGCGCGCGTACTCGACGGCAACGTCAGCGGTTTCAGCAAACCACTTGTGCTTGCCGTATTCGTCATTGTAAGCAACCATAGCTGTACGCCCCCTTTTTCCTGTCTCGCCGCACGCAACCCGTTTAGTGGGTGGCGCGCGGGCGTCCGATACGCTTGAACGCTTCTAGGATACCACACGTCAGCGTGCGACGCGCAAGGGACGACACGTCGGAACACAGGATACGTGGGGCGGACGTGCGGGCCAAGTCGCATGTGGACGCGCGAAGCAGACACCACCGAGTCAAAGAAAGACGGGCGGCGCAGCCCCACAAAAGCCACAACCGCCCGCCCCCAAAAGCGCAACACCCCACTGGTAGCCCACGCCTTCCGCGCAGTTTCACCCGCCGACGGGGCCGTGAACAGCGTCCCTCATCCTCATCACTCCCCTGCGCAACGCGCGACGCGCCGCCACCTTCACCTTCCCACTATCAGCACCCTCGCCGAGCTTTTCCAACTCGCGGCTGTACGCCCGGTTCATGCGACCGATCTCACGATTCAGTCGCTTCGTCTGCTCAGGCGTGTACTCCTCATACCCCGCGTAAGCCCTGAACTCGCGGATACGCGCCAAACACCGGGCTTTCTCCTCCCTGTCCGGGATACGCCCGGTGACGAGCACCCACTCTTCCAGGTTTTGGTTGCCGCGCGCCCGGTTACACGCCACGCACGCGAGCGCCATGTTCCCGTACCGGGTTGCGCCGCGCACCGTACTACCGCCCCTGGGGTTCACCGGCGTGATATGTTCCGCTGTCGCCTGACCGTCCGCAGGCTCACCGCGATGCAGCGGACGGTTGCAATAGCAGCACCTACCGCCGAACGCGAGAACACTCATCACGTAGCGACTCTTGTTCATGTCGTTATCGAACGCGGTGAGCGCGTGACGTGACAGTTTCGTGTCCCGGCTTTTCACGGGGACCGGCGCGGTCATTTGACCAATGTTGAACGCGAGAATGTCAGCAACATCACTTGTTTTCACGTCGTCACCCAAATAGGCGCGCAACCGCCTCCCGTCCTCCGTGTCCGCATCCAACTCGGCGAGGAACAAGCCGCGAGCCTTCTCACCCGCGCGCTCCCACAAGGCGCGACTGTCAGCCGCCGCAGCCTCGTCACCGTCAGCGATAGCGAGATTCACGCGCTCCCACAAACCGCGAATACTACCCCACGTCTCCTCATCCAAAGACGCGGCAACACGACCAGCCTGCTCGGACAGCTCTTTCGCCGTCAGCGGATGGGACGCACACGAATTATGGAACACGCCAGGACTAGGCTTCGGCACGCCGCCAGGGCGGGGAACACGCACGCCACCTACGCGCCCAGCGCCAGGACGCGCGCCAACAACACGGGCACCGTCGCCCGCACCATTAGCGGTGAACCCGGAAAGCTCGCCACCGTGACGCTTAGCCATAAAAGCCTCACCCTCCGCCAGCGACGCGAAATGTGGTACCGGCACACCATCCACACCCGTGAGCCTGCACGTCCCCTCCCTCGCGATACACCGCACAACTCGACCAGCCGACTTGCCCCGCACACCAATATGAAACCCCGTCACCCAACACACCTCTCAACAAACACAATCGTCAACGCGCCACATGACCCACATGCGGACACCGCCGTTGCAACCTAGTTTACACTAGGTCGCATGGCCTCGTTACCAAGGCCAGCTCCAAGTCTCACGGCGCTCTTATGCGCCCGCTTGGTTCGCGCTTCACCGAGGTCAGCGTTACCAACAGTATGTTGGTTTCGTCTTACATCCCCTCCACGCGCGTTTAACGTCTCCGGGGCACTCCCGGCGACATGAATATTAACAGCCGCGTTCAGATCACGGTCTATGGATAGACCGCACGCGTCACAGTTAAACGTTCGCTCAGATAGGGATAGCTTGGCTTTCACTACCCCACAATTCGAGCATGTTTTACTGGACGGATACCACCTGTCAACCACACGCAGCGCGGCCCCAGTACGTGCGGTCTTGTATTCGAGCTGGCGACGAAACTCACCCAAAGCCGCGTCGCTCACGCTGCGGGCGAGATGATGGTTTTTCACCATGCCCGCAACGTTCAAGTCCTCAATGCACACAGCGTTGTACGACCTGACAATCATGGTTGTAGCCTTGTTAATCGCATCAGCCCGCACATCCGCCACACGGGCGTTCAATCGGGCGACACGCCCTTTAGCTTTCTCACGCCGGGCGCTCCCCACGGTTTTGCGGCTCAGTACCCTTTGCGCCTTACGCAGCGCTTTTAGCCTTGTTCCCAGAGCGCGCGGGTTAGGGATAACCGTCCCATCCGAGAGAGTAGCAAGATTTTTCACACCAAGATCAACACCTACTGCGCCACCTTTCGGCGTTGCAGTAACGGCCGGGTCGCGCTCCACGGTCAAGCTCGCATACCAGTTGCCCGCCCGTCGTGACACACTCACGCGGATAAGGCGCGCACCGGCCATGCGCCTATGCACATTCTCCATACAATGCACGCGGCCAATACGGGGGAGCTTCAACCCATAAGGGTCACCAGCCGTGGGCGCGGTAAACCCGGTGGAATACGCGAAACGCATCGTGGTGTTCTTGGATTTGAACTTAGGGAACCCAACCCGCCCGCCTTTGCGCTGTCCTTTACGGGATTTCGACCAGTTCGAGAAACCCTGAGCCAGGCTACGCAAACCCATGCTATAGGCTTCCTTGCTGTTCTGACCCCACCACACAACGCCCGTATCCCGGTTGACAGCAAGCTCATCCTTATTCGCGTTCCACCAACGGAGCAACCCATAATGCGACCACTCGGGCGACTCACCGTTTTCTATGGCTTCTTTCACGTGGGCGAGACCCGCGTTATAAGCGAAACGAGCAGCCCCGGCATGACTCACCATCAGCCGCTCCTGCCTCGGAGTAGGATCAAGACGAACCTTCACAGCCTCATAAGAACCCATCTGGCAAAATCACCCCCAAACCTTCCCGATCACTTATTGGTATGACGCTTATCATAACACAATATCAGTAAAGAAATCAACCCAAAACACACCCATATCCACACCGGAACACGACACCGCCCGCAAACACCCCGCCAGACGCGCTGTACGGCCCGTAGGCGGCCTCGCAGGCGCGAAACGTGTACTCGGATGGTCTGGCGCGTGAAAGCCCGTCAGAAGCGCATACAATGAAGTGGCGCGTCCGCCTACTCCACAAGAGAGAAAAGGCGAGTACGCCGCCACAAAATAGCGACACGCGGGAGGCTACGACACGAACTCCGGCCAGCCCTCGGACTCGCCCACAGTACGCTCGCGCTCCAACAGAGACGCGACAGCCGCCGAAGCCTGCCGAGGAACCACGCCGTTACCAAGCGCCCGAAGCGCCGCACTACGGGACAACCCAATCTCCGGCGCAGTCACCCACCCCTCGGGAAGCCCCATCATCCACTCCACGAAAACCGCAGACAAGCGCGGCCTACCGCCAGCGCGAGCAGCAGGCTCAGTCGGACTCGTCGCGCGCCTGCCCGTCACCCGCTCCCACCGGGCGATAGCCTCCGCGTACACGCCATAATCCGTGTACGCCAACCTAGTCGCCAAATGCGCGCTCTTCTCTGGCGGCCGCCCGCTCGTGCGCGGCAAACCATACTCGCCGTCGCTCGCTTTTGGTGTCGGCATCAGCGTCACCGCCACCTCATTCAAGTTCGGACCATAACCCTGCGACGAATAGGTGGATACTGTCGCCTGCGGTGTCGGCAACAAGTCCACGCCACGAGGCGACAGCAACCCGCGAGCTACATGTGCTCGATCTGGTCCGCCAATGTCGGCCCGTGACCTCCCGCCCTCCGCTTCTCCGGCGGCTGACTCCCGCCGTTGGACCCAAGGTTGGCCGTGGGGGTGAGCAACAAGGAAGATTCTGGCTCGCTTGTGGGGAGCGCCAACGGCGGAAGCCGGTAGGACACCCCACGCCGCATCATACCAGATTGAGGCCAAGTCTCCGAGTACACGCCCGAGTGCTCGGAGAACAGGTCCACCGTCCTCCGCTCCCACGCGTCCCTCTCGCTGTTCCAGTAAGCTAAAGGCTCTCGCACTTGTTGCACCTAGCACATTCTCCCACACCACGAGGTGCGGGCGTAGTTCCTGAACGCCTCGGAACATGGACTCCCACAGTCCCGAACGCGTGTCCTTCGTCATGCCGGCTCTCGCGCCAGCGGTGGACAGGTCCGTGCATGGCGAACCGCCACACAACACGTCAACTCGCGGCACATCCCGCCAATCCACGCGGGTAATGTCACCAATGTTGGGCGCATCTGGGAACCTGTGGGCGAGAATAGCGCACGGCCCCTTCTCCACGTCACTGACAAACAGCGTGTCTCCGCCCGGTCCGAGCGCGCCCGTAACGCCAAGGTCAAGACCGCCGTAGCCGGAGAACAGGCTACCAACCGTGTACGCCGCCACTACGCGATGCCGCCATCATCACCGGAAATGAGCCGGTGCAGCGCCTCGCGGTACCGCTCCCTACGAGACGCGACAGCCTCTACGTCAGCACCGTCACCCAGACGAGACTCATCCAGGTTATGCTCCAAATCACTGATCTTCACCAAGCAAGCAGCCTCATTACCGCGAGCGCGCTCAACGTAATCAAAATACGGCTCCCCATCCCTGCGGGTGAGCGCATCCACAGCCTCCACCACGCTCTCAGGAAACACGACCGCCAGCGCATCCAGCGTAAACCTCGTGTCCTCCACCACATCATGTAGCCACGCCGCCGCGACAGCCACTCTACCGCCCCCGCACCACGCCACACGATCAGCGACAAAAGCAGGATGCTCAATATACGGGGCACCACCCTTATCCACCTGGCCAGCGTGAGCAGCCGTAGCGACCAGACGCGCAGCCTCCACCAACAGTCCACCCGGCTCAATTGTACGATACTCGCCATACTCGACCGCGTCCTCAATCCCAAAATACGGGACAAGCGACACGTACTCGCGGCCAAGAGAGCCATCCTCAACGTTCACGGTGATCGCCCCATAATGGTCCACGCCCACGTCGCCACCAACCGGAACCGCAACGCGCTCCACACCGCCATCAGTGAGCGTGTAGCCGCGCTCGCTCCACAGGATACGCAGACCCTCGCCTGCGCCGTCAACAACCTTTTCCACCATGTACAACCTTCTTTCCGCGCCCCCTCCACCAAAAACATCATGTGGTGTGCGGGAGAGGGACCAACTGACACCAACAATACCACACGAACGCGTCTCGCGTCTACCGGCGCGCCGTCAACACGTCAACAGGCATCTCCAAGCTTTGACACCCCCATAGCTTCCACTACGAGATTCCTGCGAACTAGGCTTGCTTAAACCCCGGCACTAGGCTAAAGTTCAGCGGCTTCCCATATTGAGCAGGCTATCCCCGATTGTCGGTCGGTTCAGCTTTACACTATTACGCAACTTGGCTGAGACGCAGCGCCTCGTCCAAAATATTCAATGCGGCGTTCACATCCCGATCATGCGACGCGCCACAATTCTCACACACCCACTCGCGCTCCGACAGCCTCAACCCAGCGTATTTGTAACCGCAGCCGTGGCAGAGACGCGAACTCGGATAAAACCTATCCACCTGGACGAGCGTGCGCCCGTACCACTGCGACTTATAGGCGAGCTTTTCCACGAAACCACTCCACCCGTTTCGCAGGATACTACGGTTCATCACGCGCTTACGCGACTGACCATTGCGAGCGTACCCTCCGTTCGCGTCCAGTCTCTTCTTTGCCTTCCGTGTCATATTCCCCACCGCCAGCGTCTCCATGCCAATGAATTGGTTATCTTCTATCAGCCTATGAGACACCTGGTGCTGGAAGTTATCACGGAAGTGACGAACCTTAGCGTAAGCCTTAGCTACGATGGCCCTCTGCTTGCGGTAGTTGCTCGAACCCTTCACCCTGCGGGACAGCTTGCGCTGCTCCCACCTAACTCGCTCCTCTAATTGATGCAGCCGGTCAGGGTAGTTAATCTTCTCACCCGTGGACAAGGTAAGGAAGTCTTTGACACCCACGTCGATACCAACCTCACCACTGGCCAGCGGCTTGGGCTGAACATCCACATTGAACAAGAGTACCAGATAATACACGCCATTCTCGCGCTTCACCGTCCAACTAGACAACGATTCCAGAGGGTAGCGGATTCTGTCTCTCCTACGTATGCGAACCGAACCCAGCTTCTTGGACAGTGGATACCGATTACCGTCCATGTGTCGCATCGGAAAGCCGTTGCGGAACGACTGAACACTGTCATTCTTGGACACAAAACATGGGCGATTCTTCCCATACTCGGCTTTGCGGAAGTATGCCGCCTGCGCCCGGCGGAAGTCCATAATCGCATTACTCAACGCATTCGACGGAACGGGGCTATCCCTCAGCCACTCATTCTCGGCCTTCATATCACTTGTGCTCGGATACTTGGGGCGAGTATTGGTTTCCTTGTCATACGTGTTGAACGCCTCAACCTGCTTGTTGTATGCGAAACGCCTAGCACCAAAACACTGCTCCAACAGCGCCGCCTGCGTCTTGGACGGCGTAAACGGGATACGCTGCGCCACCTTACGAACCACCATTATACACCGCCTTCACCAGCTGAACATGGAAACACGGCCGATTACCGTCAGCCGCCACACACCACAATAGCAGCACCGCAAAAACCGCGCAACACCGCACGATCACCGTAGCGCCCAAACACCCACGAGAAACACGCTGTACGCGCCTCTCGCGGGCTTGCGCGCCGCAAGCGACCCAATGCGCGCACCGGACTCTCAAAGCCTCTTAGAGCGCCGCACAGCAAGCCATGAACGCACATGGGCACAGACGCGTTAACGCAAGAGGACACAACAGTGTGCAAGAAAAATGAGGGCCAACCGCGCCTCCCCTTGAACACACTGACGTGAACAATACCAAAGGAAACACGGCGACCCCCAACAAAGTGCCCCCGGCAGGACTCGAACCTACGGCCACCCGATTAAGAGTCGGATGCTCTAACCACCTGAGCTACAGAGGCTTATCTTCACCCGGGCCTTTAGCACACGCTCCGCGCAATAAACGCAAGCGGTGGAACAATCCGTGCGGCTGTATGTGAGGGGATACAGCGCCCCGCGTGTCTCCAATACCACCCGCGCTCCCCATCGACGCGACCGGCGAGCCATGTCAGACTCGCCCGCCAGGCGCGCCAGCAAACAAGAGCGCGGACGGTGCAGCCACGTGTTACCGTGGACGACAACGCACTGTGGGCCGTGCAAGACTTGCACTTGCGGTGTGGACTGGTTACCTGTGCCTGATTTACAGTCAGGTGCCTTCGCTGCTCGGCCAACGACCCATGAGACACGAGAAAGACCGGAGTCAGGAGATGAGTGTAGGACCAGTCTCCCTCGTGTCAGCTCCGACGGCAGGACTCGAACCTACAACCTTGCGATTAACAATCGCTTGCGCTACCTATTGCGCCACGCCGGAATGATGAAAACACTATGTAGTTCTCGCAGCGTCCGCCCGGCGGGAATCGAACCCACATCACCCGCTTAGGAGGCGGATGCTCTGTCCGTTGAGCTACAGGCGGCTCAACTGGCCGCACCACTCCTGGCGGCGCGACCGCTTATGAGAGTAATTGTATCATGTTATCCACTCGCACGCAACAGCACACATTTTCGCGCCGCCAGTCGAACACGCGCGAGCGGTTACATTGGATTACCCAACACCAATAGCGTAACACCACATAACCAGCCCCGTCAACCCCGACATGAGTGAACCACACCACACAATCGATGTTCTACGCCAGGCGTCGCCAACACAAAACCCTGACACGACAAGCAAAGTAACAGCGCCCACGCAACAGTCGGAAAAGAGAGAGCCCGCCCCGCGAGAGCCATAACAGCTTACTCACGGGGCGGGCTTACTCGCCCTAGCAGGCTATCGCCTCAGCTAACAACGAGCGTCAGCGACGGCGACGACGAGCGGCAACGAGAGCCGCGACACCACCGGCCAGCGCGGCCGCAGAGGCACCCAGGACACCAGCGTCGGCACCCGTCTTAGGCAGCTGACCGGCAGCGGCCGGGGCAGACGGCGCGGGAGCGGGAGTAGAGGGCTTCGGCTGCTCCGGTGTCGGCGTAGCCGACGGCGCAGGCTTAGGCTCCTCACCCTTCGGGGTCTCCGGGGTGACCGGCTTATCCGGAGTTGGCTTCGGCTCATCCGGGG